AGATTGCGGAACTTCCCACATATGAGATCGGCAAAGAGATATATTCCTCCGCCTTCACTCAGCACAGTGCTGACTGGTTGGATGGAGCCGCTGAAGATGCCGCCTCCAATGTCGTTGAAGACGTAGACAAGTTTGTTCGTGAAGATCCGATCCTTATGATCACAGACCTTCCTGAAGAGATGATGTCTGACGCTGGTGCCGTCCGCTCCCACGCAAAGCGCCGAGTTGCTAGTGCAGCGGCCTATCTTAATGAAGACATTCGTCAAGAATTTATTACAAAGTATATTGAAAACGCAGAAAATGCTCGCAGAAACGCATTGCGTATTTCTAAAATTGAAAAGAGTCAAAAGATACAGAATAAAAAAACATCTTTTAATTCTGTTCCAGACGAAGGATTATATCTCTAATGGCCGACATTTTTGAATATCTTGAAATTATCTCAGACGGCGAGGGCGATTCGCTCCGCAAGGCCGCTGCTATCGCGGTTAGCCGTTCGGAAGCACTTTATCCGTTTCTAGAGAAGTCTTCAAACATTTCTGAATTCAATTCTCGTCTTGCCTTAGTTCAGGACAAGATTGACGGAATGATCCAAGACGCCTGTGAAGAATTCAACTACGCTGACACCGATCACATCTCTAAGATTGTCCACGGTCAGATTGAACTCCTAGCGGCTGATGTTGAAGATGGCGACAACTATTACACTCGTCGCGATGAACTCCCCAAAGCCGGTGAGCATGGAGAACTTTCCGGTGAGCCTTCTCCAAAATTGAATCCCGACACAGCGGGTGACGAATGGCACACATCCCAAGAGGCACCAGAGATTGATTCGGTTCGTCATCGTAAAGAACTACAGCACCCTCAGGATCGCGCTGATTACGTTGCTGATTTAGAAATGGATCATCCTCTTGTCAACCGCGTTAATGCAGACATCCCAATGCAGCCTGAGTTTAATGTTGGTGACAACACCAAAGTTTTTCCAAACAAAGGTCAAGCACGACCAGTAGCCTCTAAAAAAAAAATAGGCAATATTAGAGATCTCGCTTACGACCTTAAAGAAAAAGCGTCTATAATTTTTGAACAGGAAATTCCTGATAACAAAAAAGAAAACGCAATTGAGCAGTTGATGCAAGATGATAAGTATAATGAATTGTCACATAATATAAAAGATGCAGTTGTCGAAATTGCCCGTGATGGTGGCAAAAAATACGGTAAAAAAAAACTTCTGAGATAAGCCAATCCCAGATGAAGGGGATAATGGACGTTCTAAATGGGCTATCCAAAGAAGGAATGTCTCCGCTTCAGGCAGCAAAACATTTAACCCATAAGTATAATGTTGATAATGCTCAAGAATGCGTAGATTGGTATGTTAATCATGTTAACCCGCGTTGGGCTAGCGAATTTCGTCATGCATAATTGCGAAAATCATAAAGACTGCTATAATGGATTAAAATCAGAGGATCCATGCCAAAAAATACAATAAAACTAGACCAAGAACTTCAGAGACTTCGGGATCAGAAACTCATCCTGCCTCGTCATCCCGGCAGGGCAATGAAGTCTGTTCAGGAAATGTATGGCATGGCGTCGGGCGGATCTCTGCGCGACGATCTCTCACGCACCGCGTCATCCATCCCCGGCGCTAACGATCAGACCGTCTCCTCAATTCAAGAAAACGCGCGTCTTACAAGGGCCATGCGAAATTCTCGCATGAGCAAGAGCGGAGGATTCAATAAGTCGTCAAATATGGGCGACGTGTATTCCGCCATTCCGCGTTTCTATGACCCAATGGAGTATTGGGATCTTTCGGGTTTACCATGGAATATGGCGGACGAAGGACATCGTCATAAGTTGCACAAGTGGATGCGTTTGTTTTATATGACGCACTATCTTATTCCAATTCTTGTTGATATATTTACGCGCTTCCCGCTTTCGGGAATGTATTTTGAATGCAAAGATAATCAACTAACATCTTTCTACGAAGATGTTTTTCTTGATCAGTTGAACTACCCAGAGTTTCTCGTGTCCCTTGGGCGCGAATACTGGATGATTGGCGAGGCATTCCCGCTTGCATCTTTTAACGAACATCTCGGAACATGGGAACGCGAAGAACTTATTAATCCCGAAGATGTAATTATTGAGAACTATCCGCTTCTCGGATCCAAGCAGATGAAGATCGTACCCCCGGATTATTTGAAGCGCATCGCTCGTACCAAGCAGCCGACCGAAGAATACAAGATGCTCGTTCAGAATTACGGCGACCTTATTCCGTTCCTAGAACGTAGTGAGGCATTTCCCGTTTCTGACGTTTTGATGAAGCAAATTGCCTTTCGTGCAAATCCTTGGGACGATCACGGCACACCGATCCTTCTTCGTGGCCTTCGCATGCTCATACATGAAGAGAAATTGCTTGCATCGCAGGATGCCATCGCAGAACGTCTCTATTCCCCTCTCATCCTCGCCAAACTCGGCGCTACGGATCTCGGTGATGGGCAGGGTCCATGGATTCCCGGCCCGGGCGAATTGGAGCAATTCCGTGATGACATGGATATCGCTTTATCCTCGGATTTCCGCCTACTTGTTCATCATTTCGCTCTTGACGTTACAAATGTCTTTGGTCGTGAGCAAGTGCCGGACCTCTGGAACGATTTTGACCGCATTGAGCGCCGCCTCATGCAGGTCTTTGGTATTAACCCATCGCTACTTGGCGGCGGCGTGAACTCTCAGCCCTACGCCTCTTCAGCCCTTCAAGCAGAGTTTATGAATCAGATGCTTCGCACCTATCAGGATTATTTGAAGAGGCATTATAGAGAAAGAGCGATGGTTATTGCGGAAGCCCACGGCCATTACGATTATGAGAAGAAGGGACAAACTCGTGTCCCCATTTACGAAGAAGTCGTCGTTCCCGATCCGGAAGCGAAAGAGGGTTTCCGAATAGAAAAACGTCAAAAACTTCTTATTCCAGATATGAATATGGCTGTCCTAGACATGCGCGACGAGGCAACGGAGCGACAGTTCCTTCAGACTCTACGCACAATGGGTGTTCCAATTTCTGATGAACACCTTATGGTCGGCATTCCGTTTGAGTTTAAGGATAGTCTTGACGAAATGCAGACAGAGATGATTTCCAAAACAGTTGCTCAGCAAGAGGCAAAGATGGAAACGTACAAGATTCTTGTTAGAAAAGGTCTTCCCATCCCCCCAGACCTCGCAGCCGAAATTGCGACAATGGGACAAGAGGGTGCAGCCCCTCAAGAGGGTGGTGTCGGTCCCGGCATGGCCCCCGGTGGAGGACCAATTGCGATGCCGCCAGCACCCGGCGGTATGGGTGAGGGTCTTGGACCCGGTGGTATGGGCGGAACTCCGCCCGGTGGTGGGCCGCCCCCAGCAGGCCCAATCGGTTCTGAAAAGGGACCAGTTCCTGAAATTAGTAATGAACGTCGGCCCGGACTCCAATATAATAGACAGGGTTCAGTCGAAGGCGAAAAAAAATCGTCTGAGGATTTGCAGTTAGATGTAGAATCTGCTATAAAGAAACTACCAACAGCAAAAAAATCCCGTTCAATCAAACTAATTCAGGAACCCAATGAATAAAGAAATCCTTGAATACTGTATAGAGCGCAAACCAAAGGGCGCTACGCCCGATGACGGCGCACCATCTTGGCAGGACCTCGCTCAAGAGGTTTATAGCCGTTTTGGAGTCGATGTCTCGGTATCCGGTCTGCGTGGTCGTGTATCGGAGTACCGCAACCTACGTTCACGCCAAGGCCGATACGTCCCCGGTGAGGGATTTGTTATTCCTGTTGCCGAAAAATGGGGGGATGGTTTAGCCCCGCTTGTTTCTTCAACAACGGATGAACAATTTGAGGTTGTCGTATCCGTCTCAGACATCCATTTCCCTTATCACAATGAAACTCTGTTGGCTTCGACTTTTCTACTTATTGAAGACATTAAGCCTCATTGCATCGTGATTAATGGAGATGTGAATGACTTTTTCCAATTATCTCGGTTTAATCAGGGATTAGAACGCCTTGACGAATTGCAAGAGGAAATTGATATGGGTGTCGATTTCAGAAGGACCCTTCGTGATATCGCTCCCAATGCCGTAATTCGCGAAACACTCGGCAACCATGACGAACGACTTCTCTCTTATGTTGAAAATAACGCTCGTTCTCTTTCAAGCCTTCGTGCTTTAAAGCCGGAGGCTCTTTTGCAATTGGAGGAACTAGAAATCACACTCTATGGACGTAGCGGATTCCGTATTCGTCCTGAGTTTGTGTTTGAGCATGGTCATGTTGTCCGTTCTGATGCTGGCGCAAGTGCTAAGGCTCGTCTAAATAACACCCTTATCTCTGGCATGATGGGTCATACCCACCGCATGGCGGAATACCCCAAGTATGGCTATCGTAACCTTACTTGGTATGAACAGGGTTGTCTCTGTATGCGTAATGCCGAGTACAAAATCGGCGAAACAAACTGGCAGCCGGGATTTGCTGTGGGACATTTTTCCACACGAACCTCAAACTTCCATGTTGAACTTGTTCGTGCCGTTAACAATGGTTATATATATGGAGGCAAACATTATGGAAATATCTATGACGAAGAAATGGTTCTAGCATGAGCGATACCAAGAAAAATTATGTCTATTTTGCCATTTGGAATATGAATGGCGGTTCTATACCTCAAAGTACCTCTGACAATCTTACAAAGGCTTTGGAAGAGGCTATGAAAAAAGCCGAGGAAGATCAGGGCATTCGTCTCCTTTGTGATAGCAAAAAGATGGGATCAGAGTAAATGGAACTCAAAGAGGTCACAATCTCATATCGTGCAGGTGTCAAGGCGAATCTCGGGAATTACGAATCGGCCGATATTTCCGAAGGTCGTACGGAAACTTGGGTTTTTAACGCTGACGATTCTGCCGACGCTGTCCAGCAGTTTGTTGAATCACGTAGGAAATTTCTCAAGGGCGAGGTTGATTCCTACCTTGAGGAAGGTTATTCCGAACTGAAGGGACAAGACAACAATGGCTGATATGGTAAATCATCCGCCTCATTATAATTTTGGTCCGCATGAGACCATTGATGTTATTGAGGCTTGGGATCTTCCCTACCATCTTGGCAATGTTGTCAAGTATGTTTCCCGTGCAAAACGCAAGGGGAAGGAACTTGAAGATCTTAAAAAAGCCGCTTGGTATCTTGAGCGCTATATAAGTCTTGTTGAGAAAGAGGTGGCAACATCTGCTGATTCCAATAGCCCGTTTGCTAAGAGCGTTAAAAAAAAGAAGAAAATTTGTACTTGTGAGTCTTGCACTAATCCAACATGGTATGTGATGGATTAGGTATATGTCTGACGTTCTTAAACATATTGAATCGCCAGATCCAGCAATCATGCGCGCAAAAGAAGCCGCAAAAGCCCGTGCAGGAGAAATTCCGCAAACACCGTGCCCTCACCCTGCATCGGCTATTGATTGGGTTATCGATGAAGACACACGGATTCATCGTCAAGTTCCTACAAACCTATTTGTTTGTTCTCTTTGCAAACAAATGCTACGTTTAGTAGATTTTAATGGCAAAGAGGCAATCGATGGATAACTTTTTTGAAGAGGATGACGAAATGGTTGAAGGTATGGTCAATGTAGAAATTGACATGATTTTTTATCTCAAAAGCCGAAATGATCCTCTTTTTGCATCGCATGTTTTTTACTATATGAAAGAAGACTCGCCGGAAAATGTTAAAGAGATTACAGATTTTGCACATGTTTGGCTGAACACGCTTCTTGATGCGAAGTCTATTGCTCATTTCTTTCTTGAGGATTCTCAAAATAACAAAAAAATATTTTTTGTTGAGGACATATTGTCTGTTACAATAATGGCACCAGAAATGCCTGATTGGGGTCTAGAAACAGATGAAAAGTGAAGACAATAAAGAGAATATTGAAGAACCACCACTCGTCCTAACGGGCATGGTTGAAATCGGCGTAAATGACTTGGAAGATGTTGTTTCTATCCTTCATTTGGTGTCCGGAGCAATGCAATCTCAGGATGTTGCGGAAAATTATAATAATTTAAATGAAGTTATTGTGTACAGACCGTTAACTAAAGAGGTAGAGAGAATTCATACACGATTGTCTGGGTTCCTCAAAGATTACATTTACGAGAAGTATCAGAAGGAGGAAAACAATGCCAAAGAATAATGATCCATTAAAACCGTTTAGCACTGATCCCTTTTCATTCGGTTCTCCGCCTGCTGGCCCTGATAAATTTAAACCTCGCCGCCCGAGATCACAGGTTCCAGAAGCGAAAGTTTTGTTTGATCTTCAGAACGACCTTGTCCGGGCAATTTCGCATTTTGAAAGAGAAGACTATGAAGATGTCAAAAAGCCTCTTAGAAATGCCTATCGAATTATTAATAGATATCTAAAAACGTATGCAAGTGGCATAGAGGGCTAAAATGCTGGAATACGAATGGGTAAACGAAAAAGGTGAATCCCGAATCACAAACGATTTTTCTACACCGCCTCAAGAACCCGGCGAATGGAAAAGAGTATTTGCTTTTGGTGTTTCTACGGTGAATGGCGCGGGCGGTTCTCCATCGCGAGTGTCTCTGTCTGGTCTCCCAGAACCAAAACCACCTTCTGGCGGTGCAGAAAACTCTAAAATAAACACAAATAACGGAATTGTTAAATGAAATTTTTACCTGTAGGCACTGTTGTAGAATTGCAAGATGGTTATTCGGCAATATATTTAGCCGCCAAGGGTGCTAGAGGGGTTGTGGAGGGTTGTGTTCAAGAAGATGGCTTCAACTATTACCAGATCATCTGGGATGAAGAAGATCCAAAAGTGAATGGTCAGATGGATGGCCTAGTTGATTGTCATCATGTTTGTGCAGCAAAAAATATTGAAAAAATAACAACATTAAAACAATTTTTTCGATCAAAACAACTGGCATCAAAAGCCGTATCGCAAGACAATGTATCATCTTTTATTTTAATTTTTATTAAAAACGGTATACCATATACAATTACTGATGCCGCAACTCCTTTAGACGCTTTAAAAATTGTTCCGGACGCGCTTGCTGTTGCAATTCAACTTGCCGAGGTTTCAATTCACGGCAGTATAGAAGCGCACCAAACAATGGAAAAGATTAAAGAAGCGGCAGAATTTTTTGATGTAGATGAAGACCAAAATTCGTAAGGCGACAATGGATGAGAAAAACGATCAAGTTTTCGCATGGCGAAAGGAATGCCTTGTAAAAGTCGGGTGGGAGCCAGCGGCGGCGATGGAAATTGCAAGATCTAAAATTGATTTGCGCATTGCCGAAGCAGCAATAAAATGTGGAGATCAAGAAAAAGCACTCTACATATTGGGTCTCAGCGATGAATAATAGATGGAAGACAGGAAAGTTTGATGGAGGTGATCCTAGTTTCTTCTCAGAAATGAGATTTGCAATATCACCGAGCCGGGGGACTGGCGCAAGAAAACACCCAACCCTCTTCCAGCCTGTCTTCCGGCTCAACTCCTTCGGCCCTGTACGGGCTTTTTTTTATTATGAATAAAGAATCTTTAGGCTGGGGCGGAGACGCCTACCCAGCGCAACAACCTCAAGAATTACAAAACAACTGGCAAGAGTCGGCTGGATACAGCATGCCCCAAGCCTCGGAGAACTACAAATGGGTCGCTGTAGGCAAAAAAGAATTTGTTGTTTTTGAGAGTGATGGTCATGATGACGGCTACGCAGCACTTGGTAATGCTCTTGATGCTCATGGACCCGTTGCTCATGGAACAGTCACAATAAGTCATCATTGGACTTGTGTATTTGTAATAGAGCAATCAAATATTGATTTAGATACTCTATATAAAATGCTTAAGAGTTGGGCTGGTTCCCCACAGATAGGAAGGAATCAATTAGACCATCCATTAGAGTTGGCGTTGATTACAAACAAGGACGGTATTCCGCTCCCCGTAGGGTTGAGCAAGACGGCTTCTGATCCCGGCTCTAATTGGCAGACAGTTCCAAAACTTTGGAATAAAACTGATGACGATATCCGAACAGACATCCAAATTCAAGAAAAAGATAGAGGAACTTTTCCGGGACAAGGAACAATGCGTTCTGAAGATGGCTCACTTACCGAAGAACCTTACCAATGTATTACTTGTGGTGATTCTTTTTCTGATTACAAACACATGTTAAATCATGTCTCTTTTGATCATCCAAAAGAAAAACCTACGGGTCATGAAGAAGAAATTCGCGACAACGACGAATTCTTTTATCCAGACAATGAAATGTCAAGACCCGGTGGAGAAGTGGGCGTCCATACCGGTGCAAAGAAGGATATAGACATCCCCGGGCCAATTCCGTTTATATACGACATTGAAGAAGACAGAATTAGAACCGGACAGCCCGGTGACGAGCGCGTTGATATCGGCGAATACAATCCGTTTGGAATGGTTGAAGGATTTTACACACCGGAACAAGATTTGATAATATCTACGCAAACAAGCGTCCCCTACACCATAAGCCACGTTAGACGGTTATGGGAATATATGCACCCAGAATATGAAATCAATCACATTTACGTCGTTCATAAACAAGATGACAAAAAGGTTAGAGAAAGAGTCTCCGGTGCTTAGTTTAGAAGACCGGCTCAATATCAAAGAGCCTTTTGAATATTTTCCAGAGGGCATAAACATAGAGAAACTTGGACGCATTCAGCATGAGTCTGCTTGGGTTGATGTTGAGAACAAGGCAAAGAGACTTGTAGCCGACGGCAAGGTCTACATAAGCGAAAAGAAATTACACGATTTTGAATTGCCTGAGGGACCGATTTATATAGAGGGCACAGTTGTTGGCGACAATTCTGTTTATAAATCTCAAATATGGACAGCCAATTCAGATCCTAGATCTCTTTTTATTCGTTCGTGGGCGTGTGAATGCACTTGGAACCGATATGTGTGGAACCGCACAAGGCAATGGAAAAAATATGAAGGGCGTCTTTGCTCGCATGTATTGGCATTGTACTGGCATTCCAAAAAAGAGAAATTAGATGAGGACTCTCAGGAAGCCATACAGCGCTCTAAGCCGTCCGAGGACCAGCAGCAACTGTTTGAGGCACCGGAGATACCGGGAAGGCTCCCAGAGGCCTTAAAAGACCGCTCACGGGGCGAACCGGGCGAATTCGGATATGACGCTGAAGTTCCGGTCAATCCGAGTACGAATATGACGCTATGGAGTCCAGAGGAAGAGGCATTGCAGTTCAATATAGAAAAGCAGGACGAAGAGGGAGAACACCACAGAGAGCCATGGTTGCCTTACGAACAGGCTCAACGTCCTCTTGACTTAGACACACGCTATCAAGAACCCAAAAAGCCGAATAAACAGCCTACAGAGATTCCCGGATTTGGCGATGCAAAAGTTTATAGAGGTCCGGGTGGGAAATTTGTCAAAAATGTTGAGAGGCTAGAGGATTTAAGGAAGAGAGTGAATTCTTCATTCACAATATTGACCGTAAAAGGCGATAAAGAGATAAATCCTATTAATGACATTATAAAATATATAAAGCATACACTTATGGAGGGTGGTGATGTGTCTGCATACACCACAAAAGAGTTTTGGGGAGAGCGCAGAGGCGGACTTCATGCGCACCCCGATGCAGCGCCAATTGACCGCATGGAAGATGGAAACTTCATTTTTATGGATGAAGACCTCGGTTGGCACCCAGAATTTTTTGACATGGGGCACGAAGAAGAAGAACGCGGAACTTATGGCGCGATCCCTGCCCAGTCAGAAGTAAAAGTTATAAGTGTTGATCCAAGAGACCGTCTAGCGCTTATCCATTATGAAATTGGGAATCAATACCCAAATCATGAGCATATTGATGTTTGGGTTGCGCTTAAAGACATTTATCTGATATAATAAAGGAGGTGAAATCAATGTCATGGATTGATCCAGATGATCGCGACTATGAAGATGTCGTAGATGATTCGTCTTATCAAGAATGGGACTCATCTAACGATGACGAATGGGGCGAAAAAGAAGACGATTTGTCTAGTTATATCGATATAGGAGATGAAGAATGGTAGAAGAACTTTTTGAAAAAACTTTTGGCAAGATCCTTCCGTTTGCTGAATATGAGCATGTAAAGGACGCACCCGGTGAGACAACAAATATCCGGGTTTCGTTGCCCTTTTACAATCTTGACACGGAAGAAAACATTGTCATTACAGCCATTTTTGATGAAGAGAAAAAATTATTTCAATTAAATGATATGGGTTTTTGTTCTTCCAAGATTGAAACCCCTGATAAAGATACTCTGAAGTACAATAAGTATTTTATTCGTTCCGGTGGTTTCCTTTTTGATAAATCGGCAGAAGGCAATTATTTTTTTGTGCTTACGCCAGTGGCTAATTACGATTCTGAAGATGTTAATCTTCCTAAATTAATTGGTCATTATATAACTGTTTTATTGTCTTATAACAGTTAGCGAAATATAAGATATGTGAAGTGCTATTCTTGTAAAAAGCCTATGACCATATTTGGAACAATTGTATCCTTTTACGCTCCTACCTCGGCAGGAGAAGAAATTGAATATAATTTTTGTTCTCAAAAATGCGTAGATGATTTCATACAAAAACGAAAAGAATTTTGGAAGATAGTGGAGAATTTTAATGCAGAATGAAAAGACCGTCATCGTCACCATGACAGAGGGCGGAGTCAACAGCACAAAAGCGAAAACAACAACGGAACTCTATATGGAGAAATCCGAAAAGGTTGAAGAAATTAAAAAAGAAAGCAAGGAAAAGCCAAATGAGTGATCAACTTGAATTGTTTGATGGGAAAGAATTTGAAAATAACCCGCCCAAAGACGAACTGACAGAATTTCTAACCAATTCTCTTGGGTCCCGTCTCGGACAATGGTTCCATGATCTTCCTGTAAATACGGATTTTTATGAGATTGCCGTGTATGAGATTGCTAAAGACCTCGCTAGCGAAATGAGACATCTGGTGGACAACGGATGCCCGTGCGGCGGCAACTGTGCTTGCAAGTCTTAAAAAATCCTTCGCAGGAAGCAGTTGACTAAAACGGGTATGATAAAAGACCTTCATTCACGCTGCCTGCTGACATTAAAGTGTACATGGACAACAATCAAAAAGCATATAGAAAATGGCTTTATTGGAGAAATCCGGAAGACTCTTTTGATTCGCTAGGCCCAAGTTGGCGCTATAAGGATCGCCCCGAACCGCCGCAAGAATGGAGCGAGAATGATCCCGGGTATTTTGATATCAAAAAAGCGGCAAAAATTAACAAGATGGGTTGGCGAATACAAACAAATCCGGATTTCTATTCTTTCGATCCGTTTTTGGCTGCCGGTAGTAGTCCCGAAGAAGCCATCGCCATTACTGTCAGAGATGTTTGCGACCAAAATAAAAAAAAGTTGGACGCAATATCTGAAAATCTTTATGAACCATACGCTTCTGCTATTGAAAAAGCGCTTGCCGAGGGCCCCGATACTAATGGCTATGGCGGGTTAACACACCTACGGGGAGATGTCCCTGCTAGATTGGATCCGCGTCGTATATGGAATAACTCAAGGAAAATATACGAAGGAATCGGAATAAGCCTCCCGCAAGAACGTTTTCCGACCTATGAAGAAGCAAAGCCGCTTTTTGATATATACAAAGTCTTAAAATATTTTATAGAAGCAAATATTGTCGTTAACACCGGGTCAGACGACGAGGCTCCAGCCGAAGGGTACAGTTATTATTATATTCCGGATAATTTTGAAGAAATTGCTTCAAAAATACAGGAAGATCCGGAAAGGTTTGCAAGTCGTAACGACGCAAGCATTTTTGCACGAACAAAAGATAAGTTTGATATCCATTATCCGGATTATTATAATGGAGGACAAAAGAATTTTACTGGTATTTACGGGTTCTACAAAGCAATATGTGAAAAAATTAAAGAAGATCCCGCTTATCTCATGAGCGACGATCGTGACCAGCGCGGGCATTCTGTTTATTTACCAAATTTTGCCAGTGCCGAGAGAATTCTTGCAGAAATGTTCAAATTCCAATTTATAACAAATAAATTTAGAATTGAAAATCGGAACGAGAACGGCAAACTGAAACCGTTCAAATTCAATCTGAAGGATATTCCTTCATTGCTTCCACTCCCAAGTTCGCCATCTACAACCACGGGTCCCTTCGCCGCGAGACCGAGCCTTTTTAGAGATCTTCAAATTATGCGCGAGATGCAAAGTTTAAGTTCAAAAGAATATCCTCAAGGCATAATTAGAGGATTTTTTAACGACAAAGTAATCAAGAATACCATGCTATATATTGACTATGGCAAAGATTTGGAACTTCCAGAAGAAATATCAAACAATGGATATTACGCAAAACTTCTAACTGAGCCAGTTGATTTGCTGTACAACGGATGGGCGATGGGCCATTGCATTGGATCGGACGATAAATATGGAAATACTTTAGATGCGGGAAACGGATTTGCTATTGAGATAGGCAAAGACGGTGCTTCTAAAGGCTCAGCATATTATTTTGGAAAATCTGATGGGGAAGTGTTGAGTTTTTCAGAGGACATAAAAAACTCTGTATCTCCAAAAGAATACAATCTCATGGAGTTTTTTGGGCCATCAAACCACGAACCGATTCCCATTGTTAAAAGAATTCTCCGTTTTCTTGATAAAGAATACGATGGCGAGAAATATGGTCACATACAAAGTATTGAAACAGAAACTCGTTTTCAAGATGAAATTGATATTAATTTTCTTGATGGTGATTTCTTGTATCAAGAACATATTCCACCAGCCGATATGCAAGATTTGCAAGATTGGGCACCTCACTATAGAAGATCTGATGTTCAATCATCAATAAACTTTATAAAAGAAGGAATTGCATTATCTAAATCGGAAGAGTATCAAGATTATGGAGAGGTTGAAGAAGACGAGGAGGGTAACAATGTTCAAGTACGTCTCCGGCCAACAGATATTACAGATGCCGTTAGTCAGGCGATATTTGATGCCGGAAGAGACGCCGCTAAGCGATTTTTTGCCGAACCACTTGATTTTAATGAGGCTTATGATAAAAACAAAATAGAGCAATATTTTCTTGAGTTTGATAATGCGTTTGAACCTCCTTATATTGGTTGGATAGAATTGTTTTTGCATTTTTCAAAAGATTCCCCGTCGGCGCCAAAATTCTTTAACGACGTTGCAAACGCTTTATATATGACATATCAAAAACTTCCAAAAGAATACGAAGCAGCAGGAAAATTCCGTGAAGACCTAAACTTATTATCGGTTGGAGTAGACGATATTAAAACGGAAAACAACCTTAACGCAATGGCTATGCTATTCGCTTCTAATGTTCTGTCAGAAGACGTAGACGATTATTCTGATTTAATTCTTAAAAAAATACAATCGGCCAGATCCCAACAAGAAGTTATATCTATTCTTAACGGAATGTCAATAGAAAAACAAAACATAAACAAATTTTTTAGCCTTGTTGAAGAGTATTCCTATTTAGAATCTCAAGAAGAAAAACCAGAGACGCCAATTCAAAACAATAAACTCTTCGATACCATACGGTATTTCGATTGGGGCACGCCTGATTTGCCTGCCACGCAGCGAATAAAAAATGAATTTCAATATTATGATTATCACGGGTCAATCAGTGAGTTTATTGATAACGCATATCAAAATGATATTATAGATGCAAATTTACATGCAAATTTGCTTGACATCGCGGCGGTGCCGTCGCATCGTACGGCAATGTTCAATCTTGTTAATCGTATTAACACTAAACTGAAGAGTGGCGGCTTTTCTGAAAATGAAGTGGAGCAGTTAAAAAATCTATTCTCTCCGTACTACCTTTTCAATGGATCGGAATTTCTGACTAACAAACCAATGGTTGGGGACAGCGGATCAGAATTAGTCGATTCATCTGGTGTTTGGATGCAAAAAGTCTTTGAAAGTGCCAAAAAAGAACCATGGGAAATTGTTTTGGACGGCGACATGGGCTATGATATTGTCGGAGCATTTGAATCTTGGAAAGAGGCACACAAGTCCGTAGAGTCGTGGCTTAAAGACCTTTCACGCGGCAAACTTAATCCCAAAGAACAAGATAATACCAATATCTCTGAAGACGCAAAACAGCAAGACGCTTGGGCTTTAGAAGACATTAAAAAGGCTGTTGAAGACGAAAGATGGAGTTTTCATTTCTGTCACGACGATCATTCTTATGTTCTTTGTCTGCAACCCGTTGGTTACAAAGAAGATTAATGTTTTTTCTCGATAGTTCTGTCTATTAATTGATAAGATGGGTATTGTTGATTTATTCCAAATTTCCGGCTATGACGGCCTTTGGGTCGTGGTCACAGCCCTAGCGGGATATTTTGTTTTAAATTTTGGAACTGTGTGGTTTAAACAACGCAACGTTGACCAAAGAAGAGAGATGCGTGATTCTGTGGATTTACAAAAATTACAGTCTGAAGTAGCAGAACAGATTCGGGCAGAACTCCATGATGAAGTTACAAAACTTCGCACCGAGGTTAGGGTCCTTAGAGACGAGGTTGATAGTTGGCGTGACAAGTACGCCAGCCTAAACGCCGCCCATGAACTCCTTGCCCAGCAACATTCAGGCACGAAACAAGAGAATGGCCGCTTAAGAAGAGAAAATAAAATTCTAAGAGACTTTATATTTGGCATCAAAGAAACTATTAATGCAGATATATTAAAAGATCTTTTAGATAGAATTCAGCCAATCAGTGAATAACGTCAAAGATTTCGCGAAAGCAAATCCGGCAAGGATTTACGCCTTTGCTTTCGCTTTTGCTGCCTTCGTAGCAAGACTGTATCCGGAGATTCCTGTCGAAGTTGTGGTCCTTGTGCTGCTGGCCTTTTTGGGAGTCGGTAATAAGGTTCAAAAGGTAGAGGATGCTAAGACGCTTAAAGCGCTATATACAGAGCCTCCAGAAAAAAACTAGGCTAGACTACTCTAGTAGTCTACAAAGCGCTTAAAACGCGCCACAGATCCCTCTAAGCCCGCCCTGAGCACGTTAGGCGGGCTAAATTTCGGCCAAATACAAACTTCGTTACACGCTTGTGACAAAAACAGGAGAAATAATGACTCACCACAGCATGCATCTTCAATACCGAGCCAAAGAGCGCGACCTCATGCGCATGCATCGCCCCATGAACCTACGAAAAAAGTTCCGCTTTATTTTTGGTCGATAGTCCGCTATGATGCAAACATGACCATTGACGAAATCCGCAGAGCAGTTGCCGTAGCCAGACATTACGATCTTCAGGCCAAGAGGAACAAGGCACAGATTGAAAATGCGGTTCACAAGAACAAGTTATATGATCTTGACTGGCTTGTTGATGTAGAGAGCAGTGCAAACGGCATGTATTTTAATATTGAGATTGCTTGCGCCATTCGCAGATCCATTCGTGCAGCATTGGACAAATAATGACTACCACTCACCAACTAGAAAACAGCGATCAGGTGCTTTACGGAACGCACGGTCCAGACCAGTGCAAGGGCGAATACTGCACGATTCACAAGATGTCTGACCATCACATGAGATCATGGCGGCAACACTGGCGTGGAGACTGGGGATTCATGGAACGTATCTGCCCGCATGGAATCGGCCACCCCGACCCAGACGAATACCTATTAACAGTCAAACCATTTCTAGCAGCAGTACATGGTTGCGATGGTTGTTGCTCATCCCGATAAGAGATAACGTTCATCCTCTAATAACTTTGATTGTCTATTACGCCAGTCATGTTCGCGCCCTCTAGATTCGCGCCAGACAGGTCCGCGTCAGACAGGTTCGCGTGATACAGATTCGCACCCGTCAGGTTCGCACCCGTCAGGTTCGCACCCGTCAGATCCGCGCCAGACAGGTCCGCGCCCTTCAGGTCCGCGCCAGACAGGTCCGAGCCAGACAGGTTCGCGCTAATCAGTTTCGCGCCACGCAGGTCTACGCCAGACAGGTCTACGCCAGACAGGTTCGCGCCAGTCAGGATCGCGCTATTTAGGTTCGCGCCCTTCAGGTTCGCGTCAGTCACGTTCGCGCCATACAGGTCCGCGCGATACAGGTCCGTGCCAGTCAGATTCGCGCCACGCAGGATCGCGCCACGCAGGATCGCGTGATTTAGGTCCGCGAGAGACAGGTTCGCGCCAGACAGGATCGCGTCAATCAGATCCGCGCGAGACAGGAACGCGCCAGACAGGTTCGCGCCACGCAGGATCGCGCCACGCAGGTCCGTGCCAGTCAGATTCGCGCCAGACAGGTCCGAGCCAGACAGGTCCGCGCCATTCATGTCCGCTTCCGTCAGATCCGCGCCAGACAGGTTCGCGCCATACAGGTCCGCGCCATACAGGTCCGTTTTGAACAGGCGCGCGCCAGACAGGTCCGCGCCCTTCAGGTCCGCGCTATTTAGGTCCGCGCGAGACAGGAGCGCGCCAATCAGGTTCGCGCCATTCAGGTTCGCGCGCTTCATGTCCGCGCCGCCAGCGTTCGCGCCCTTCAGGTCCGCGTCAGACAGGTCCGCGCGATACAGGTTCGCGCCACGCAGTTTCGCGTCCTGCAGGTTCGCGCCACGCAGGACCGCGCGAGACAGGTTCGCGCCACGCAGGTCCGCGCCCTTCAGGTCCATACTTTGGAAATCCCTCTCTCCTTGTTTATATCTTTTAACAATTTCATGTGGTGGTTGAACTTTGGATTCGTTTTCCCATGCTTCTCCTTCGAATCCTAAGTCCTCAGGAGTCGTTTTTTCAAGAAACTCAAACAGGTATTCTCCGTAGTTGTATGCTATTACCGGATGACCTTTCTCTTGAGATTGGAACTCATAGCAAATCTTCATGTACTGTGGTTCGCCGGGACTTATTATCCTTTGTCCATCTCCACCAAACCTAGCAACCGCTTTTGGATTTCCTTCTGGATCAACAAGAGCGATCATTCCCGGATGGTTCTTCCATCCATTTGGTTGCTCGTGTCTTACGCAGTTAAAGAGTTTCTCTCCAACCATCTCGTAGTCTTTTTCGTTCTCAAGTCGAACCATAGTCGAGCCATCTGGAAACGTGTAAATAACGTTGTTCTTATAAAACTTTGATCCTTGAAGCCTATCCCCTTGATTGTTCTCTTTGTTCCACTCTTCTAATTGTTTTGGAGTCCATTGAGAATATTGTTCTGGAGACTGCATCCGAGTGTGATTAGCAGAGCCTTGATTGACTTGAGTGATGAGGTTCTCAACTAGACCGTTGAGTCTTGTCTTATACTCCTCAGGAACCAGCCCTTCAGCAGCGACTTGCTTGGTGTAATGCAGTGTCCACTTTGTGGCATATTCAAACCAGCGCCAAGCGGAGTCATCAAGCGAAGTCAATACTTGTTCAACAACGTATCTTGTTTCTTCGTTTTCTTTTACATTTTTCGTATTAAGAATCTGTTGGCGGGTATTCGCTGCTTTGGTGGCATCATCTACATCAGAAAAAACCCAAGAGCCAAGGAAGTATCCAAACTGTTTTTGCTCTTTAATGATGGCGGCATAACGAAAACCGGACAACATCTCTTGACGAGTCTCTATGCGGAACGCCATTATATCTATTATATCTGAGATAACGGCAAAATAATAGAAACTCTCATCCCGATAAGAGATAATGTTCATTCCAAAATCGACATAATTGATGTTTAAAATTGGGTATGTCGTTATTCGCATAAACTTGCGATTATTCTAGGTTATACTGCTTTAACTCGCGTATATGAGCGAATAAGAAGACCACGCATTCGATCCATATCTACGACATAAGGTGTACGATGGCAAAACGTGTAGAAACAAGACGGCAAATGCTCTCATGGCTTTGGAATAAAGTTCCTAACGAAGAAAGAGCAAAACACCCAGTCACATTACCCGGCTATCCTAATGTGGAATACGTCAGAGCCGGTGATCTTCGTGGTATGGAAGGCAATGATATCGCTGATTGGGACAAAGTTGAAGAACTTCGCGGCCAGCAGTATGATAATGCAATCATTGTTGATTACAATGACTTAACAGGTCAGGCTCATGTATCAGAAGGCAATCACCGCTTGATGGCGGCAGAAGACAATCAACTTGTGCCAGTTCAAGTAATGCGGGGCAGAAGAAAAGGCCTGAAAAGCCGCCAAATGATTGACCCAGAACTCCTTACCGATGAGCATAATTACCTGCCATCGTATCTGTATCCCAGTCAGATAGGTTTTGCAACTTATCCTGCGCCGACTAGACAATAATAGATAATGAAACGCATAGAAACAAGACGACAGATGCTCTCTATGCCATACGATACAAACGTATGGTATCACGTCACTAGCGAACTCAACCTCCAGTCTATTCGGGATCATGGCTTGACGCCGACTGGTAGAGGTATTGCAAATAAGAATTTCCCAAGGCACAGTGTGGCTGAGAATGGAGTTTATCTTGCTTCTACAATAGCCACGGCTCAAGAATGGTCCTTCAACGAAAGTTCTCTTGCTAAGAGCGAGGGATATCCGGGCGGAGATCCAGTCATTCTTAAAATTACTGGACTTGATCTTCAAAAGATTATTCCTGATCCAGAGGAATTAAATCAATTTCTTGCTGTTCGTGTAAGCGATGCATATGATGGCACAGTAGAAGGTTGGGAAGAGGCATACGTTGATATCAGAGAAGCAGGATTCCCCGAATTCTTTGTTGAATGGGGAATAAATGGAAACAAAGCCCCAGAAGCACCACAAAATGCCGAAAGTTTTTTCTACTGGATGGAAAATGACACATCGGGCGGTATTCTTTTCGATGAAATTATGAAAATGAGCCGTCAACAAAGAAGTGATTTGACCGAGTTGTGGAAAGAATTACGTTCTAATGGCGCTTTCGTATATCTTGGTGTAATCCCGGCTCAAAATATAAGTATCGCCTCATATTACCCAGCAGGAACTGAGCCCTCGCCAAACAGCGTCAACACTATTGCCTACGATGATTACGAAGACGAATTCACTCAATATGAAGATGGCACTCCCCGCTACAAATATCAGCCAATGTTCTCCAAAAAGGCAATGGCTATGCGGCCAGAAGATTTACAAGAATGGATTGAACAAAACGGCCCCTATGCCTACCATGACACAAGTTATGAAAGCCTTGAGGGAATCCTCAAAAACGGCCTAATGCCATGGGATGAAATTCCAAATTCAAGAGTAGAAGAAAAGTATATTGACGACGGCCTCGCACACGTTATCCCTAGAGCAGGATTTGTTTATATGCATGTTAAGGATATAAGTCCCCACTTTCATGGAGACGGCGTAAGACTCACTATAGACCTACGCAAACTAGAAGCATCAAGATTCTCAGCAGATGAAGACTATGTTGAAGACGAATATCTTAAAAATCCAAATAATGAGATGTTTGATGGAATTCGGTCCTATCCTACAAGCCATCCAGAATGGTGGCCGGAAAGTGGCCCAGAAAGTCTTGGGGCTTGGGCAGAGGAAAATGCAGAGATTCTTGATGACCCAGATGTTACTCAGAAATCTCTTCAACATAACAAGACTCTCGCATATTGGGGAACTGTGCCTTTAGAAGCGATAGCGGATATAGTGCTGCCCGTCGTCTTAGACGCATGGGGTCGGCCACTCACGGGTGATGAACTGGATAAACTTTTTCTCGGGCCTGCGCGGTAGTATGAAGCGCATAGAAACAAGAATGCAAATGCTTTCTGTACCAGCAGCCAATGATTGGCAACCATTTGCAGAAGCAATCAAAAACCGACAAGGTCCCGCACGGCACAATTCTCCTGTCAAAGTCGAAGTTGATGTTGTTGGTGAGTATTTGCCGTATTTTAAAGTCAATGAGGATCTTGTCAATAAGTTAATATTTGATCCAGTTTTTGGATTAGATGCTCCTTTGATAATTAGAATTGGAAACTACAAGAACGTCAGCGTTCAGTGGAGGAGGCCGCAGCGCGGCAAAGAGTATAGAATATATCTTTTTCAATATCAAACTCCAAAAAATGCAAACTACATTTTTATCCATGAGTTACAGCATCTGTACCAATATATGGAAGAAAGAGAATTTGAAAATGCGCCTCGTGAACGAACCACTGATTGGTTGGAAACACAAAAGATACACCAGAGAAGAGAGCAAGAAATTGATGCAAACGCGATGGCTCAGAAATTGGTTGAAAGCGGCATACAATTTATTGAACCGCAAACAGAAGAGTATTTCAATTCTTTGCCTCCCGATATACAGGAACTATCAACAAACAACATGAAGTTGATACAGAATGGTGACCCCAACAATCCCGGAAGATTTCCCAGTGAGGACTATTGGTCTGAAGTCGGTCAACAAGCAACACAAACACTTGGTATAGGATAGATATGAAACGTCTTGAAACCAGAGATCAAATGATCTTTAATGCTGCGGCCAGTATTAAAGATAACAGTCAGGAAAATCTCTATTCCAGACGGTTTAGAAAAATTCTTAATATTTATGGAAAAGAACGCGCTTTTTCCGAAGGGGTTAACTGGTACCCAAATGCTTTCAACCTTTGTCAAAATATAAGTGACGAATTCAATGGCGCAGTATCTCCCGAAAGAGTGGCCGCTGTCATCGCAGTCACCAGTCCACAAGTAGAATGGGCAATTAATGTTAGAAAAGCAAAAGAGATAATCTCTTACGTTTTAAAACATGGAGCAGGCTTCGTTACGAATCCTGTGGCTGAAATAAATGAACAAGGCGAATGGTCGGCCGGTCCATGGGGGAGGGGTCCTATGGATACTCACCCAGTCGGTCCGACATTTCCGTTTGATGAAATAAAACTTAAGAATTCATCAAACCTTAGAGCCGCTTTCAATGTTCTCATAGCAGACGAATCAAATTTTGAACAGTATGTTACCGGACCCAAGGTCACTGAATTCTTTAAAGCCATGACTGGCGATCCTGATGCAATTGCCGTAGATGTCATTATTGCAAGAGCAGCAGGATTTGATTCTTTGCGAAGTGTGGGAAATCCAGCAAGAAGAGCAATTCAAAACGCTATTCGGAGAATTGCGAAGGAATACGGCCAATCTCCTCGCGATACACAAGCCGCTATATGGGTGGCCACAGAACGCCAAAGAACAATGAATCCGCTTCATGAAGAGATGGGCTCAGAGCCGGGATCATTTGAAATGGGATTTCAATAGTGAAACGTATTGAAACAAGAAAAGAGATGATCTATGGCTATTCACAGGGCGGCCACAGGTTTACGCTTTTAAGCATGGCTGTTGATCAGCGTTGGTGGAATACGTTCATTCAGACATATCCTTTTGTATATCATCAAAATATGTCTGCAAGAATTGATGAAGAGGGAATTAAAACTATTCAAAGCATATTGCAAAACGGTCTAATACCATGGGACGTTCTTGGTAAAAGTGTCTACGATAGAACAGTTGGGGAACCAAGAGCAAATCATGTTTATCTAAGAACTGACAGTAAAACGTTTTGTCAATTCAAAATAGACGCAAGACAACTGGATCCATCAAAAGTAGATTTTGATGAAGATGCCCTAGATACAAATATGGAGATTGAGGGTATTGATTCCTTACCTGAACACTTTAGACTTCATCCCAAAAATCTAATTAATATTCATCACAAACTTGAGCCGGGGCAGCAATCACTTGGCGAGTACGCTGAGTCGCAATCTCACATAATAGATCAGCCGAAATTTGTTCAAGAATCAATATTCAATTTAAAAACTTTTTCATACAAAGGGCCGATTTCACCAGAGGCGATATCATTAAATGAGTCTTATTTCCAATACGATAAACTAGCATCTTTGCTACGTTAACTCGCATAAATAAGCGATTACGCAGGGTTAAACGCCTTTAACTCGCATCTTTATGCGAGCCAGATTCACGACCCAAGTATGCACGAAATATCGTCCGTATGCACGATATTTCGCAGACAAAGAGAACCTCTCAGACCCAATCTTCACGAATGCCTAGACACAACAAGCGGTAATGCCTAGAACCGATCCTACACTTGGAAAGTACCACCTAGAGAGATACAAGCCATTTGCAGGTAATCGCCTGCAGAGGATACATGATGGCGTACACCTGCAGTAGTACACAACACGCCATGTGCTATAGCGTATCAAACTGATACGGTTCCGCACACACATGTAGATACACACCGGGCTTATCTACAACGTCAAAGACGACATAACAACCACACTATTGGACATACGAGAGTCTCGTAATGGACACATGAGCGTCGCACCAGATCACACGCAATACACTCTATACGTGAACAACGTCAAAGACTCTCCTCAAAACTAATACGTTATCTTCACTTTTTATGAGTATTGTATTAGTTTTGAGGTCCGCAACGTGAGCGGAGGTCAAACGGATTTTTACCGTCATCAAAATCAGATAACATCTCTCGTCTAGTAGATATGCGCCACATAGGTTATTGGTAGTATTGCCCCTGTTGGGGGAATGATCTGCCGGGGTGGTCTTCAATCCGATAAGAATAATCGGTGTATTGATCCATGTACCACTTGTCCAACAATTCCGGATGCCCTTGAGCGAACTCTTCCATGGCTTTAGAACCCTCTAAATAAACTTCAGCAGCCTCATCGGGACCATAATTTCTTTGCGCGTTAGCGAAATCCTCTTGTTCGGCTTGTTGGGGGCTTGTTTTGAATCTGTTTTTGCCATTAAAAGTATACCCTTTGCTTTCAAAAAACTTAAGAAAATCGTCTACTTCTGTATTTTCTTTTTCAAAATATGCCTCGTTACCGCCATCTTCTTGTGGGGAAATGTACGCATTCTCCGGAAAAGGATTTTTAAGTTTTATGCTTTCAACAGGCTCGCCAGCAGTATAATACCAACCACCCTCTTCTGAACCGCCATAAACCTCACTAATCTCATAGATATTAAAATACCATTGAGACTGATTTCTTGTGTTTGGGTTAACTTCTACCCTCTCTTCTTCCGCCGTCTTAAATAGCATTTCTTTTCTAGTTGATATACGCCACATGGTATCTATTATATATAAGATGGCGGCAAGATAATAGATAATGAAGCGTATTGAAACAAGAGCGGAGATGCTGCATCAAGCGGCAGAAACAACCACTCAACTTCTGAATAGAGCGGCCCAACTCCCAGAAGATACTAGCAAAATTATCTATACATTCCCCGATGGATGGACTATTAGACAACCGCAAACATGGAAAGACCTTGTTCGTGAAGGTGAACTGGTAGGCAATTGTTTGTCTCCTCCATGCGAATGGGAAGGCATTGAGCGCGATAAATGGTCGGATCAAGATTTTATATCTGATAGATGGGAAGAATATGCTGGCGAGGCGGCAGACTCAGCATTGCCAAACATGGCAATATATTCGCTCAGAGATCCGAATAATATTCCTCGTGCAACACTGGATACTGAATTGGATCTAAGTTCGGCAAACCTTACAGGAAGACATAATTCAGATATCAAACCAGAATACTATCATAGGTTTCTTGATGCAAAATTTTCGCCCCTAGATATATTTACTGGCACCGATGTAGATCGGGATCAATGGCTTGAATTCTGGGATCCTCCCACTCTGCTATAGTCAATAACAGCAGATCAGTATGGGTTAACCGACCGTAACGGGCACTGCCCTTTGAGGGGTGAAGAATGCCGCCAATTCAGCACATTCGCTTCCCGTGTACTGATCTGCCCATACAAGGCGGCGAAGAACCATAGGGGGATCCGAAGGCGGCCATAACCCAAACCCTCCCCCTCAGACCAATAGAAGTAATACCTCTCCAGTATAGGAGAAGAAGAACCTCCAGCACATCAGCAGCCACCCGCTTCGCACCTTTCAGGGGGTTTTTCTTTGCCCTTGAACCTGTTCACCCTACTGCGGATTACTCTGTACTAACTTGTACCACTTGGACAGTAAAGAGCGAGTTTGCCCCCTAATGAACTTGCCATACTTGACATCTGTTATTTCGCTTAGGTAAGCCAAATATTTACTATTAACTGTCCTGAAGTGCGCGCCTCTTTACCCCAAACGAACCCGCTTACCCGCTCGTCATGCCCATCCCGTGGCTCCCCCCACCATATCATAGCACAATCCTGCCTGTTTGTCAAGTAAGACTTACTCATTCACTTACTTGACATTGCCTATGCTGTATGCTAGGAGCGGCCATCACCTATCTACCTTACAGCCAGCCATAGTGCCACATAGTAAGTGTATATATGCTATGTCGCCAGAACCGTCCGTCCTGAGTCTTTGATGGGACCCGGACCCACCCGGCCCCCCTCTCCCGAACAGCCGCAGTTCGGCATTAGAGTCCTTGACATGTCGTTCAGGGTATGCTAGGCGGCATTGACAGTTGGTACTTGACAGACCCCCCGCCCCCATGCTATATGCGTGTGCGTACGTTCCTCTGAAAAATATGTAGAAAAAATCTGCCCTATGGGGCTTGACATCTGACCGTAGTTGTGTATACTGTGCCTATGAACCAGACCGAGAGCACGAACATCACCATCGCCCCGGAGAATCTCCTCCACGTCGCGCAGGCCGTTGTTGCCTACCACGACATCGTGAGCAGGCTCGTCCGCTGCAAGCGCCAGATCGCCACGCTGACCGGCACCACGCATTCGGGCGCGCTGACGCGCGAGATCAACTTGGCCGCGCGCCTCGCCTTCAAGCGAGACGATCAGGCGCACTGGCTGCGCGGCATCGGCATTGATCCCGCCACCGTTGTCGCGCGCCTTGACCAGACCGTGCCTGCCGACATCCAGTGCGTCTGCCAGTGGTGCAGCGAGGAGGTGACGGCATGAGCATTTTGACGAAGCCAGAAGCCTGCACGATTGAGCGCCAGATCGGATGGAGCAACCTTCTCGCCATCAGCGGCGGACGTTGGTTCGTCCAAGACGACACGTTCATTCTCCCTGCCGGGAAGGGCTACCGCGTTGAGATCACCATCGAAAACGACCTTTACAACGTCCGCCGCACCTTCAAGCGCGACACCCAGACCTTCATTCACGGCGAGGTCTTCGGCGTCTACTGCGACCAGATCGGCGAAGTCGCCTACCGCGCCTCCTGCTTTGAGAACGTCGATTTCGGAACGGGGGTGTAGGCGTGAGCGCCAATCATCAGAGCCAGAGCAAGCGCGACAAAGCCCTAGAGGACGCTGAAGCCGCCAAGGTGATGAGCCGTGGTATGCAGACGGCCATTGCTGAGGTCGCCAATCGCGGCACCACGTTTGCCGCCCTGCGGTCGGCTGTGGAGACGTTGGTCGGTCGCGGCTGCGACTCCCACGGGCTTGACCACAGCACCTACCGCGTTCGCTTTGTGACGGTTGAGCAGCACCCGGACCTCGGCGGCATCGCCATCGCCTCCGACTACACGCTGGATCTGTCGGAGTCTGACAGCGACTGGATTGCGCTCAACGCTGTGGCTGTTGACCCGCAGGTCCGCCTGCTGCTGGAGCGCCTCTAATGTCGTCGCTATCCCGGCGACATTACGAGGACATGGCAGAGACGGTCCGGTGCCTGCGCTGGTCCATCAGCAGCCGGTCCGAATGGGAGACGGTGCGCGACGAAATCGCGGCCACCTACGCCCGTGACAACGTTCATTTCTCCCGCGAGCGGTTCATCGCCGCTTGCGAGAATCACCGCTTCGCTGCTGTGACTAAACACAATCCTAACTTGACATCCGACCCGGAAGGTAGTAGTCTCTAAATATGAGCACCAAGCACCCGCAGGGCACGTTTACCCGATTCGGAGACGGCTGGGCCGTCCGCGTCCAGAATGGTCAGGGCCACGGCTTCGGCGTTGGCAGCCACGTCACCGTCCACCTCAAGAGCGGCGGCCTCAAGCAGGTGACGCTAGGCGACGTGTTCGACCAGCGCGACCTCGGTAACGGCAAGGTCGCCTACATCTTCGACTTCACCGATGGGTGGACGACGACTCCGGCTGCTCCTTCGGCTGGCCTGATGGCTCCTCGCAGCGGCTGCTGCGACGACTGTGGCGACACCGACAACCTCGCGTGGACTGGCGCCCAGACCCTCTGCGGCGACTGCCAGTAAAATGGAATACGACCCGAAGGACACCATGAACTACGACCCGCAGCACGACTTCGCGCCCCTCACCGCCTACCTCACACGCGCGCCTGCCAAAGCGCATCTGCCGTGGCAGTACATGGGGCAGGATGGCCGCAGTTTCTACTACCGCGAGCGCGAGCAAAACAACCATATCAAAATCAACGCTCGCGGCAGGTTCAACTCCGTGCATATCGTGACGGGTACGGATCTCGTGACGATCAACCACGCCGAGCCAAGCGTTCGACATCTCTAGGGCCTGACCCCGCGCGCGGGGCGGCTCCGCCGCCCAAGTAGAGTAAACACAAAAATAACACAAATCCCCTTGACATCTGACTCGAAAGGTAGTAGTCTACAGACATGAACAAAGACATGTACGACACCGTGAACCCTGACCACCTGATTGACTGCGACCCCGACCGCATGGTCGAAGGGCAGCCGTCTGGCAACAAGATTGACGGCTACGTCTACCGCATGCCGATGCGGTTCCGTAGCCTCGTGTCCCGCGCCGCCCTCTTCGGCTGGGGCGAGGGCAACGACAACGACGGCAACGAATGGTGCGCCGATGTGATCTCCGCGTACGTTCCCGACATGACTCCGGCGGAGGTCATCGCGATCCTGTACGTCGTCGCCAATGCCAGCCGCGACGGTGCTTGGGAGGTGGGGGCGTGACTGCCCGTCAGCAGGCGATTGCGGAGGCTCGCACCTACTGCGGCTTCCGCCGCGCCTCTTTCGCGCGCAGCACGGGCACGCTCGTCGTGCTGGTCAGCAGCGCCGAACAGGCTTGCGACCCCGACCTGCCGTGGACTCTGATCTGCGAGCAGCACAGCACGATCATGCAGTTTGAGACGCAGGCCAATGCCGTCTCGTGGATGGCAGCACCGGAGCAGTGGTGCGAAGAGTGCCAAGACGATCACTACCGCCCAACACAATCTTAACTTGACATCCGACCCGAAAGGTAGTAGTCTTTAGACATGAGCAATCGCATGAACGACAACAACACCATCACCTACAACGCGGCGGACGCGGAGACTGACGCCATGTACGCGGAGATCAGCGAGGCTCATATTGCCTACGCCTTCCGCCACCGCGACGACAACGAGATCTTCGACGGCTACCGCTACCTGACCCCTCGCGCCTACGTCGCCGCCGAAGTGAAGCGCCTGCGCGGCATTCGCAGCCGCATCGCCGCCTTCCACGACGGGCAGACCTTCACCTACCGCTCCGACGGCATCTGGGTTGCGGTGGAGGTGACGGCATGAGCATAACCACCACCACAAACCGATACGTCCCTGATCGCAACGAGTGGTCTACCCCATGCGAACACGAGAAGTGCGAGACACTACATCGCAACGAGCGCCGATTCCGCTGGCTAACCAACATTGACGGCAACCGGATCGTCGCAGGCAAGATCAGCGGACGAGGCTGTCACTCGTGGCACGACGTGGAGCGTTTTGACTGGTACATCTTGGACACCACGACCGGCGACCGAGCAGTCGGCTACGGACTAAGCGATGTGTTTGATACCAAGCGTGCGGCACTTGCCGCAATCGCTTACGCAACCAAGGAGCAGACAGCATGAGCAAGTATATGCAGCCTGCCGACGTGGCCCACTACGTCGGCACCGCCTGTCAGTCTAAGATCACCGGCTTTGCCGTCACGGCTCAGGAGGTCGCAGACTTCCTGTTCGGCGGCAGCCTCATCTCTGCCCTGCAGGCGCTGTCCGGTTGCCCCGGCGTGTCGCAAAACGGCTGGTACGACTCCGCCACCCTCGCGGTCTGTCACGACGAGGACACGGCTGGCTTGTCGGGGCTGACTCTGGCGGACAGCCTGTGGCAGATCGACGGGCTAGACGACGACGACCGCTTCGCCCCGGAGTACGCCGCTCGGGGCTGGACGCGAGACGAGGCTGCGGAGTACGTCTGGGCGGTCGCAAGGGTCGCCTGACCCTGACCCCCCGCGCGGGGCGGCTCCGCCGCCCTAGCAGAGTAAACACAATCCTAACATGAATCACCTTGACATTCTCACAGAGAGTAGATAGTCTACAGACATGAACAACACCCGCACCCGCCCCGCCTCTCCCGCGCAGGTCAAGTTTGCCAGCGACCTTCTGCGCGAGCACCTGACCATCCTTGGGACAGACGAGGCCGACATCACGACGACGCTGGAGGCTGCCGCCACGGTGTGGACGGTGGCTTTTCCGCCCAACACCATTGACCTCCTCAAGGCTGGTCTGGCGGCGGTGCGCCGCGAGGCCCGTGCCGCTGCTCCCGCTGTGGAGCCGCTGGCGGAGGGCTGCTACATGAGAGAGGAGGCCGTGTACAAGGTGCAGAGGTCGCGCACGAGCGGCAATCTGTATGCCAAGGTCTTACGCACTGATGTGTTGGGATGGGAGTACGCGCCCGGTGCCGTGCGACTCCTGTCGCTGGCTAACCGCATCACGATGCAGCAGGCGCAGGAGTTTGGTGCCCGCTTCGGGGTCTGCGCGATCTGCGGTCGCACTCTGACCGATCCCGAGTCCATTGACCGGGGCATCGGCCCGGTGTGCGCGAACCGGGTGTAACGATTGGACGGAGGGGCGGGGCTTCGGCTCCGCCCTTCTTTTTTTTTTAGTTTGTATAAATCGACTTTTTTAGGCGCACTCTCTTCATTATACACACTGTAGCAAAGAATCGGGCATTTGTCAAGTGTTGAGTTTATGTTATGACCTCTTGACATCTGACCCAAAATGTAGTAGTCTCTAAGTATGAAGATCAAGAACACCAACCGCCCCGGCTCCGGCTTCTCCCACCGCGCACTTGCGTTGGCAGCAGACCCGACGACCTTCCGTATCCACACGGCTAGCCCGGTCAAGCGCCGCCCCACGGCGGACGTGCAGGCTCTCGCTGCGCTAGACCGTAAGACGGCCATCAAGCGCATCGGCCATGCCATGCGCGAGCAAGGCGCGCACGTCGTCGGCGGCTGCGCCGCTGTCTACGACCGCTCCGGCACCCTCTGCACCTGCGGCTGTGGCAAGCGCGTCTGCTGGCGCTGCCGGACCACGGGCCGCTTCTGCGCGGCTCCGGCGCGGTAAACGCAATCGTAACACAAATCCCCTTGACATTCAACCCGAAAGAATGTAGTCTGTAGACATGAACAACGACACCATCACTACTGACCTCTCCGACCGGAAGGCGTGGAAGCAGGCCGAATGGGGGGTGGCTCAGGCTTACCCCGGAAAGAAGGAGACTATGCTGGGCAGTCTTTCGTCGCGCATCGCCTACGTGCCCAAGGCGGACCTGCTGCCCGTCGTCGTTTACAAGACGACGTGGCCCGGTTATTCGGCGGGTCGCGGCTCCTGCGAGCACTACGGCTGGGAGGCGTGGTCCGATGGTACTCTGATCGCTTCCGCCGACACGATGCGCGATGTCATTGCGACTGTAGCCAAACGCAATCGTAACACAAATCCCCTTGACATCCCGACCGAAAGGTAGTAAGATCACTTTTATGAACACCACCACCGACACCACCAAGACCTGCGCGACCGACGGCTGCACTAACGTGATTCAGTTGACCGGCAAGCGCGGTCGGCCCGTCACCAAGTGCCCCGACTGCCGCGACAACCGCCAGCGCGCGAAGTCTGGCAACAGCGCCCCGTGGCGCTTGGACGACGACATGCTCGCCGCTGCCGTCAAGCACTTCGGTCTTGTTCGCCCGGTCTACGTCCGCCGCTCCAAGGGCGTGCGCCTGCTGGGTGCGTACAAGGGTACGAGGTTGGGATGCCAACTGAACGCGGCTGCCGAGCCTGTCACGACCTATCACTACATCACCGTCAGCGCGCGGCTGACCGACGATCAGGCGTCCCGCGTCCTGTGGCATGAGTTGACCCACGCGGCGCAGGCGGAGCGAGACCCCCTGTTCCACAAGAAGTACCAGACGGCGCTCCGCGACAGCCGTGCCAAGAGCACGCAGCGTTCCGGCGCTGCTCACGCGCGGTACGAAAGCCTGCCGTGGGAGGTGGAGGCTCGCAAGAACGAGGGTCTGCACGACACCGTGGGCAGCCTGACGCTGCCGAACACGGGCTGGACGCTACCGGTGTGGCGCAAGAATCCCCGCATCATGGTGGGCACCACCAACGGCGTGGCTGTTGGCGGCGATCTGTTCCGCATCACCGCTGACGCCCCGGAGAGGGTTACGGCGGCGCAGAAGGCGTGGACGGAGGAGGCGCAAGCGACCCTTGCTGCGATTGAGGCGATTCGCAAGCCCAACACCGTGCCGGTCCCTCACCCCATGACGATGGTGGGGTGAGGGTGTATCAGGTGTTACGCATTGACGACGTTTACGTCGTGCGCCTGTGCGACGGCGGCGGCGAAGTGATAAGCGAACGTTGGTTCGCCAGCAAGAAAAAAGCAATAAATCACTACCGCCGAAAAACTGCAAAAATCACTAAACACAATCTCAACTTGACATCCGACCCGAAAGGTAGTAGTCTTTAGACATGAGCACACTCACCACAAAACCGACTCGCGAGCGCATCGTAGAAATCGACACGCGACTCGCAGAACTTGCAGAGATGCAGTACCGGCTCACCCAGACGATGGGTTGGCAGGCCGACCAGATCCACGATTGCGCCGGGGACAAGAAAGTCGCGCCCGAGCGTACCGACACGTATGGCCGACGCCCCGAGCGCCAATGGCAGATGACGTTCGCCGAGGCCGTCGCAACCTGCGAATCGTCTGCCGATTCTTGGCGGCAGAGTGCCGCCGCCAAGTACCGCGTCATGGCAGACGAAATGAGCGCCCTCCGCGCAGAACAGACTGAACTGCACATAGTGTGGTACGAATGGAGGTGGTCGCGCTACTTTTTTGTCACGAACACCAACGGCCACATCCACGAGTCGATGCACTGCTCGACGTGTTACGACACGACCGACTACCAGTGGCTCACCCACCTCAGCGACAGGACTGAGGCAGAGGCCGTCGCTGACTGGGGCAAGGTGCTTTGCTCCGTCTGCTACCCGTCGGCCCCGACCGAGTGGACGGATGGTTTGCCGGTCGCAAAGATCGCGGCGCGCGAAGAGGCCGCCCGCTGCAAGGCAGAGCGGCTCGCCAAGAAGTTGGAAAAGGCGCTCCTGCCCGATGGTTCGACCACTACGCTGCACGGCGCTCCTCAGATGACGGAGCGCGGAGAGTACACCCGCAAGGAGCAGATCACGACGCTGGCTCAGGCCAAGACTTGGCTCCGCGAGGTCAGCGATGCTCACGCTTGGGATTCGGACTACGCCCTGACGGATCGGGCGTGGACCGTCGAAAACGAGGCTTGGGTTGTGTCGGCAATCGCTCAGAAGATTGGGACCACGCCTGAAGCCGTCGCCGCCGAAGCCAAGGCCAAGGCTCAGAAGAAAATCGAAAAGCAGTAAATCCAAAAAACTGCAAAAATCACTAAACACAATCTCAACTTGACATCTGACCCGAAAGGTAGTAGTCTACTGACATGAGCAACGACATCAGCAAGATCAGCAAGGCCCAACAGAATGTTGACGCGGCAATCCTCGCGGCAGAGATCGACCGCTGCGAGGAGGGAGGGCTGCAGAACGGTGGCAGAGGGGACCAGACAGGTTGGTGCAGTTGCGACGACTGCGTAGCCGCCGATAGCAAGATATGGGAGGCGCAGCGCAATCTGTGCCGGGAGACGGCAGCCTTGCACGGCGACCGCTGGGACGATTGCTGCTTCCGAGACTGACGGCGGCTGCGGCTGGATCATCGTCGATCATAACGGCACGGCGACCACCGTCTACGCCAACTAACAAAAGGAGACTATATGCACAGCGTCCTGTTTATCGCTTCCAACCTCGTCCTACGCACCTTCGTGACTGACACCGAGGACATGGACGAGGGACAGATCATCGCCAAGGCGAACGTTTATCTCAAGGACCACTACGGCTGGGATGTTGCTGCCATATCTCATGACATCGAAGTGGAGAAAGTATGAGTATGCAGATTCACGAGAACGCAGTCAGTGAAAAGTTTTTCATTGACTACAGCGAAAAGCAGGTGACGGTTCGCCCTCGCCTTGACTGTACTGGATGGATTATGGTCCACGTTATGGACCATGACGATACATTGCAGTTTTCGCTTCAGCATGACAGCGAGTCCTGTCCTATTCACGAAGTGGAGAAAGCATGAGTATGCAGACCAAAAAAGCGCAGGAGTATATTCTGCGAAATCTCTACGCAAGCCTGAAAAAGCGTTTGCCCGAAAACGCGGCTGGCGCGGCACCCGAAGCGGTGCAGGCAATCCGCGATCTGGAAAAGGAACTGAACCTTCCACAGACGTTTCCAAAGGAGGATGGCGATGCCTAATCATTGCACAAACTATTTGCAGGTGGACGGCACGGCAGAGGACGTAAAGAGTTTCATGGATGCCGTGTCTGTGCCGACGACCCACGACGAGGAGTACCAGATTTGCCGTACCCTTCTGCCGCTACCCAAGGACGCTCACAAGACCATCGACGACGGCACCATGACCGTGTTCTCCGACACAGGCTACGACACGGCGCTTCGTCTGTGGGGCACCAAGTGGGGCGATTACGACGTGCAACTGTTGGAGTCCTCTAACCCCTTGTCCGCCAACTTCTTCTACCTTACGGCGTGGTCGCCCATGACCGAGGCTCTCGTAAGCATTAGTCAAATGTATCCTAACCTTACGTTTCGGCAGGCATACATCGAAGAAGGCTGCGGCTTCTGCGGCGGCGAGGTGATCCGGAACGGAGAGATCAAGATTCATTGCGACATCTCTCTAAGCGACTACCCTGTGATTGACGACGAGGGAACTTTTGACGACAAGTACCACAAGTGGTACGAAGAAAAGATCGATGCGGCTCAGGCTGCCGTCGGGATGTAAATAAATCCCGCAAATCATCTAAACACAAACGCAACTTGACATTCAGGGCAACATGCCCTAGTCTATAAATACACAAGGAGTCCGCTGCATGATTGACAAGACCAGTATTGATAGCCAAATGCTCTCTGAGCAGTTGGAGTTGCTCATCACAATCATCGGTGAGGACAAAGAGTCTATTCTCTGGGGACTCGTAAATATGATGGAAGAAATCCAAGACGAAATCAGGAGTCCGCTGCACAAGACAAACATTATCTGGGCTTCCCCAGATGGTTCGTGGGGTGGCTGCAAACGCAGCGACCTTATCATCGTCTGCGAAAGCGACCTGACTGACGACGAGCGAGACATCATTGCCGACGGCGAGGTCTACGAGGTGCTGCTCGCTGTGGAGGCGCGGAAGGTCAGCAGAGACGACTAAACAAACCTTTCCACCACGTTGAGTTACGCGATTTCCGTCACCAAGAGACAGATTTCGAAAAGGCTCACGGTCAAAAAGAAGAAACCGGGTTTGATCTCCGGTGGCTTCGTAATAGAGAGCAAAAAGCATTGGCTGACTTGACCTCCGATGCTCTTACCTTTCTGGCGGAAAACCCTTTAGGGGAGGTGGTCGTAGGGTAGCGACACAACAGGCTTGACGCTGTTGGCGCCCCGGTTCGATTCCGGGCTTCCCCATTTATATTGTGTAAATAACTAAACGCAAACACAACTTGCAATCTGACCACCCGTGTGTATAATACTTATATGACAACCGACCACTACGAAGCCAACGACCGCGAGTACGACGAAACTCAGGAGATGCTGGTGATTCACAACAACACGCCGGAGGAGATCCTCCGCGACTACGCGGAGTGGGTACGCAAAGGCGAGACCGTGGGATACGACGGGCACGTTGCGAATGCCGACATCAGCCTTGGCAGTCTGACCCTGACCTACTACGACGGCACGATTTTGCGCCTGCATATGACGTGTGAGTACATCGGCAATCGGGACCACGCCGACAACTACGACGACAATGAGGCCACCAATGCGTAGCATCTGGACAGGAACGATTTCTTTTGATTACGAGGGCGATGATGTGGCGATTGCCGTGGACGCGCCCGTGAGCCTCTACAAGGCGCGGGAGTCGCACAACATCTCCTTCCGCCAGATTGCTCCCAATGGCTTCCCCATCGCGCAACGCCGCGTGGACAGCGACGACAACAATGTTGAGTTGGCGGATCTCCGCAAGGGCTACGAGGTGAATGAGGGCGTGTTTATTCACGTCCCCGACGATGCGATTGACAGCCTCATGCCCGAGGCTTGCAAGACCATCATCTTGACAGATTTCGTGGACAAGATTGACCCGATCTGGTTTGAGGACACCTACTTTGTGGGTGTAGACAAGAAAGCAAAAGCAGGCAAAGAGGCTCCCGCTCGCTATGCAGAGATTTGCGCTCTCGTTGGCGACCGAATCGCCGTGGGTTCGTTCGTCTACCGGCAGCGGCAGCACACGATTGCGCTGCGCCAGCGCGACGGTCGGCTGCTTCTGTCTACCCTGTACTACGAGGACGAGGTGTGCGAGTCCCCGGCTATCCCGGTTCCCACCGTGTCCGAAAAGCGTTTGGCGACATTTGACCGCATCGGCGCGTTACTGACTGGATCGTTGAATATGACAAAGTATAACGATTCCTTTACGGACTCCGTGCGCTCGCTGTTGGATACGCTCATTGCTAGTGGCGCTTTCATTGCCCCGATTGCTCCGACGGCTACGGCTGCGGACACAATGGACGACGAGGCGTTGGAGCGCATGGCTGCGGCGCTAGAAAACAAGTTGAGTGACTTGTCCGCTGTCAAGACGGGTATCCTGTTTCACGGCATCAAAGATATCTAGCATAAATATCTAAACACAATCTTCATTTGACTTTCTAAACATTGTATCCTATCATTCATCACATGGAAACAGACCCCATTGCATACCGGCAGGACGACGAAACGTACTGCGTGACCTGTGCCACCCGGCACGACGACCCCATCACCCGTGAGGAAGATTGGGTGTGCCACGACGGTACGCCTTCCCCGCAGTCTCTCGTGTGTTCCAAGTGTGACTGCATCGTTGAGATTGAGAAAATGGACATCGAACCGGCAAACCCCAGCCGACGCCCCTCTAACTGGGGACCGCTCAGGGGGACGTACCTGTGACTGACGACCGCCTCACGGTTGAGCAAATCCTTGCGAAGTATGGTATTCGTATGGAAGATTCTGCTAGTGGTAAGAGTATTCCTAAGCCTAAGAAAACCCCAAAAGAAAACCCCAAAGGAGAAGAAGTAAATGGCGAAGTATGACATCACCGTGAGTCTGATCGGCAAGGACGGAAATGCGTTTGGCATCCTTGGCACCGTCAGCAAGGCTCTGAAGGCTGCTGGCGCAGACAAGGCAGAGGTTGATTCCTACATGAAGGAAGCAATGTCTGGCGACTACAACAACCTGCTCCGCACGACGATGGATTGGGTGGTGGTAGCATGACCACCATGACCGCAAATGAAAAAATCGTCACATACCTAATCGCATTGACGATGTTCGTACTTGTTGAGATGTGCGCTGTGACTGAGGTTTACATGGCGGGCAGCAAGTTTGATGCAGTTATCGGTACCAGCGTAGGCTGCATCGTTGCCGCTCTACTGGTGATTACGGTCAATAACATTCGCAAGGCTCCGCTGACTAAAAAGGACGCGCGATGAGATCGGTAGAGATTGGTATTGCACAAGCACACACGCTCTGTGCGGCTCTGGACTCGCTTCGGCTCACTAGCATTACGGTAGACACCCCTCTTATTGAGGACTGCCTACGTCTGATTAGTGGTCTTTACAACGAGGAAGAATGGGGTCTGTACCATGTCCGTATTCATGGCAAGTTTATTGTCGGGACAAACGTGAATGGTGTCTATGACGGCGATCCGATTCTATGCGATTCACGAGAAAACGCCATCAATACATTATATAAACAGATTGAAAGTTTTTCTGAACTCCGTGGCATTGACAAAGAAAGATGCCTCTCTGCAATGGGACAAGTTAGCACGATGCCTGAGCATGACGTTATTGGCGGGGTGCGTTATGACATGTCGTTTTACGGCGGCACCATTTCTTTTTGGCTGTACCCCAGCATTGACGGCTATCCTTCTCAAGAACCGATTTGACAAACAGGGAGTAATGATGTACAATCGTAATAGTTACCTTCGCGGATACCTTTCCGGGCTTGACAACGGCAATCGTCGATGCGAAATCCGAATCGGTAACATGAAAGTCAAAATAATCATTTCGCTTATTTCTGGTATTATTATTGGATCGGCAATCACTTTGGAGGTTGTTTCTTTACATGTCTATTAGCCAGTGCATATCGTGCGGCACCGTCATCCCGGCAACGGGCAAGAAGGGTCGTCCGCGCAAGCGGTGCTTGCCCTGTGCAGGGAGCAAGCCCAAGTTTTATGAGCAAGATTGTCAGCGTTGCAATCTGCCCATACCCCGTTCGCACCGTCGTGGTCGTCCGCCAGCCTTTCATCCTGAATGCTTTCAAGCGATCATTACCAGCACCGTCGCCACCAAATCCAGCAATCCATTTTAGGAGTATATGATATGACAACAAACGATTCTCGTGTAGAGGTAATGCTTGCGCTTCGCGCAGATGGGGCGACACTTGCCGACATTGGCGGAATGTTTCAGATCAGTCGTGAGCGAGTACGGCAGATTATTGGGACCGAGTATAAAGGTGCTCGCATCGGTATGCTTGTTGCTGACGCAAACAGAATGATTTTGGAGAATCCTGAGATTACTTGGGAGACAATCGAAAGTGCTCTTGGCACTTCTCGCAGCACGCTTGTTCGTTATGGTGTGGTCAAAGACTCTACGCTCTCTCTCGCTGCCGCAGCACGCGCCAAGACCAAGTGGCCGATTAGCAAATGTATTTACGCAGCGATTTGCTGGGAGCAAACACATGGCAGGCTCCCGAAAAGTTCTGATTGGCACAGCGCCAATAACGACCACCCAGTGTTTACAACAATCTATCGTAAGTTTGGCAACTGGAATAACTTTTGTATTGCCGTAATGGAGAAGAAGAATAATGAAACTCCAAACATTTGAGGTCATATACACGGCAACCGCCAAGTGCGTTGTGCTTGTGTCTGCATTCACGGCGGCTGATGCCGAAACGCTGGTGCGTACTGCTGAGGCGGGCGACGTTGCAGATGACGTTGTGGAGTACGAGCGGCAGGTCGTCTGCGTAACTACAGCCGCTGCTCCCTTCTTCACAAACAGCGATCCCGGCGATGAGAGCAGCGGTCACCTCCCCAACCAATAAATCGCAATAACTACTAAACACAATCTTAACTTGTGTTTTACAACAACATGTGATAGAGTTGTATTTGTAGAAAGGAAACATCTTGTTGAAGTATGTAGGCGCACTAAAGGACGGCTCCGGTTTCGGAGTAGCAATCCATGATCTTGACCGCAATGAGTTTGACCTCATCGTTGGTTGCCTGCGCGTTCTCCGCACGCAGGACGCCCGCGTCAAGTTTCATCCAAAGTATTTCCCCTATAAGGGTGAGAACGTCGGGGCTTGGACGGTGCCTGCAGAGCCGCGCATCATCGACAACCTGTCTCGTCTGATTCGGGACTACGACCTAGAGATGTCGAAGGACGCCAAGGCGCTGCTCTCTGAGGTCAAGAAGCGCCACGATGATGCTCCTGTGCGCCACGCCAACAACCGTGAGAAGGCTTCTGCTGCTGACGCACCGCCGGTAAACGTGCCGGGGCTTGTAGGCGACCTGCGCGGCTATCAACGTGCCGCTGTGCATTGGGCGTTAGAGAACCGCAAGGTCTACATTGCTGACGACATGGGCACGGGCAAAACGCTTTCGGCAATGGCTGCGTGTGTCGTTGCAGACCGGCTGCCGGTGGCTGTTGTTTGCCCTGCGTCGGTCAAGTTGGGATGGGAGCGCCAGATCAATCGCTTCTTCCCCGACCTCAAGGTGTACGTCGCTAGCGGCAAGAAAAATACCGAAAATGCTCCCGCCCATATTGCCAGCGCCAAGAACATTATTCCGGCTGACACCGATGTCGTTGTGATGAACTACGACATCGTGGAGGCGTGGTCGCCGCTGACCACGGTCAAAGATGGACATCTCTCTGTGTTCGATTACAAGAGCGTCATTATCGACGAAGCGCACTTCATCAAGAACCCAAAGGCGAAGCGCACCAAGACTCTTCTCAACCTTGCTGCGCGCGTGGATTTCCGCATCGCCTTGTCCGGCACGCCAATGGTGAACCGTCCTGCTGAAATCGTTTCGCAACTACAGGTGTTGGGTCGCTTTGACGACTTCCTACAGGGTCGCAATAAGTGGTATTTTATGGAGCGGTACTGCCGCCCCGTCCACAACGGGTACGGCTGGGACATCAGCGGATCTAGCAATCTGTTTGAGTTGTCGCAGAAGTTGCGCGAGTACGGCATCGTCATCCGTCGCACAAAGGACGAGATCATGGGCGAACTGCCGCCGAAGGAGCGCATTAGCCTGCCCCTGAAAATCACCAATCGTGGTGACTATGACAACATCATGCGCGACTTGCGCTATTGGGTTGAAGATCGGGTCGCTCGTGACTCTGGCTTGCAATCTGAGTTGGCTTCGATGCCGCCGTCCCTTCGTGCGGAGCGTCGTGGCTACGCCATTGCGGAGCGGATGTTTCGTGCCGAAAAGGCAGAGGCTCTGGTGCGGCTGGGTGCGTTGCGCCAGACCTGTGTTGATGGGAAGATGAGCGGCATCGTTGATTGGGTGCGCGATTTTATGACCAACGATAATGAGAAGTTGCTGATTTACTGCATCCATCGCCGAACGGTCAATCGTCTCATGGACGAGTTCGGTGACAAGGCTGTCAAGATTTACGGCGGCATGAGTGCCGAGAAGCGTCAGAAAGCGATTGACGCATTTATCAATGACGACAACGTGCGGCTGGTTGTGGCGAACATTGACGCGGCTGCCGAGGGTATTGACGGCTGGCAGGATGTTTGCTCTAACGTCGCCTTTGCGGAGTTGGCATGGTCTCCCGTGCGCCACCATCAGGCGGAGGATCGCTGCCACCGCAGCGGTCAGCAGAATCCCGTCACCTGCTACTACCTCATGGCAGAGGACACGGTAGATGAGACTCTTGCCGCCTTGCTGGATCGTAAAAACCAGATTATCTCCGCTGCTATCGACGGTCGTGAAGTGGACGAGGACGAGTCGATTCTGGTAGGCTTGCTTGCACGGATCATCAACGGAGCGTTCTGAATGCAGACCTTTATTCCTGAAATAGTTTATGCAGACTGCGCCGCTGTTTTAGATAGACAGCGGCTGGGTAAGCAGCGCGTGGAGTGCTTGCAGATTATGAACATCCTTTGCGGTGTGCAGCCAACGCATCGCAAGGGCTGGCGGAATCATCCTGCTGTTGTCATGTGGCAAGGCTGGGAGTACGCCCTGCTCCATTACACCGAAGCGATTTGCGACGAGTGGACGGATAGAGGCTACATCGACAACTGCATGGAGAGGGTGCGATCCGCCTTTTACCACAAGCATTATCGTGAACCATTTGTGATTGCTAGTCATCCCGGCTGGTGGGGTGATATGGAGATCCATGTTTCTCATCAATCCAATCTCATGCGAAAAAACCCTGACCACTACTCTCCGTTCTACGGGCATGTCCCTGACGACCTTCCGTATGTATGGGGCTACCCTCGTAAATTGCAAGGACAAGGAGTCTAAGGATGGCGCTGTGCGACGAAAGCAAGACCCAAGACGCGCAATACAAAAAGTCGCTGAAAAATAGAATAGCCCACCTGCGTGAAACGCAAGATGTCAAAACGGTGGAAACTTACCTAGCAAGGCTTGCAGAGTTTGATGCTGCAATAAGCGAGGGTGCCATGACGCTCGCGGACTGGATTGAGACGGAGTGGCGGCCCCAGCGCAAGGACATCACGCTGTACACCATTGAAGAGTGGATTGCGCGTTTCGGACACCCTAGTCGTGTCGTAGATATTCATGGGCGCGTGAATGGATGCTTTGCAACGGAACCAGATTTCTGCGAATAAATTGCAAAAAGATTTTAACACAAAGCAAATTTTTCTGTAGTAAGATTTTGGTCATAAGAGGCGACAACAATGTGCAACCACGAACAAAGGACAAGCACAATGGAAATCAATATCGCAGAACCCAAGGTTCAAGTCATCTATCACAACGGTGCAGATGTGAAGCGGGACATCATTCAGAGCGGATTGATGATGGTCACGCTGCCTTCGGTCAGCGCAATTGTGGGAAACGCATGGAGCGGCGAGGCTGGCGACCCGGACTCCAAGGTCATTGGGCAGAGAGTGCGCATGCACATCACGCTTGACCCGGAGGAGTACGATTCGCTCACCCTGCCAGAGCATATGGACGAACACGGAGTCGCAAAAACGCTCAATTTGAATCCGTCGCATAACGGGTTCAACGGTTCGCGCTTTGTGCAAATCACGTTTAGTAGGGCGCTGACCGACGAAGAGTACGATACTCTGCTAAAGCAGCAGCGCGACTCCGACGACGTGTTGGCCGTCATTGCTGATATGCTGGCAGAAGAAATCGTCAACGAGAAGGGCTGATATGGCAAATATCGGAAGCATCAAGAAGAATAAGATGGAGGCTGCGAAGATGCGTCGCATCATTCGTGGGGCAAAAAAGATGGGCAATCCGCTGCCCGGTCACGGCAAGAACACACCTACGGCAAATGTGGATAAACTAAAGGCTCAGGTAAAGCGGGTGGAGGAGACAGGCTATTATAAATCGTAGGCACGAACCATAATAAGGGAACTACTTGTTTAGGAGATGTTGACGATCCGCATTTCCGTCACAAAAAAGCCGTGTGACTAACCACCCAAAAGGGACGGTATGAGAAGGAGGTAGCCCGTGAAGGTGCTATTAACATTCATCGTTTGTTCGTTATTTCTAACTGTCGTCTCAATAGCGGCAGCATCAGTGAAGGTCCCTAACCCTCACGAACACAACACCCAGACACGCCGCATGTACGCTTGCAATCATCGTCCTGCGAATTGGACGAAGCCTGAGTTGCAATGTGTTGTTCGCATCGGCTTTGGGTCAGAGGCTAGCAACGCCATGCTGATCGTCGCGTGTGAATCCGTATGGACTCCTCGCGCCGTCAGCCACACAGGAGACTACGGCTTGTTCCAAATAAACAAGTTGTACAACGGTGAAGGCTGGAGGCTTGGCGCTAACATCTTTGATCCAGTGTGGAATACCAGAATCGCCTACTGGTTCTGGCAGACACGCGGCTGGAGCGACTGGACCTGCGGGAGAATGGTGGGGATCGCATGAATAAGAGAATAATAACAATCAGTATCGTTTTATCCTTGCTCGCTTGCGTCTGTGTGTATCCGTCTTTTGCTTCGGCACGGGTACTATTCAGTATGAGAAGCGCAGACAAGCCAGTAAGGCACACCCGTCTAGAGACTCTTGTCCCAAACTGGAAGGTGTTCATTGCTCTGGGTCGCTGTGAGCAGCCGGGAGATGGTAAGTGGGGAATTGCTTGGCATCAAACAAGGAACTGGACGTACCCCGGAGGGCTTGGTGTGTTCGCCGCAAACTGGAACTCCGAAGAGTTCGGTGGCCTTGACATGGCACCGTCGGCAGACAAAGCCACACCTATACAGCAAATGATCCAAGCACAGCGGATCATCAATACATACAACATCCATGCATGGGGATGTGGCGGGGTTGCGCTATCACACGCCTCGTTGAAGGTTGTCTCAGATAGGCAGGTGCGTTGGGCTGCTAGACAGACCGTTCTAATAGCACGGACTACTAAGATCCTGAAAGGCTTGCATTGAGCAGCCAAAAGGAGTATGCTCTCCTCGTCCACCCAGAAAAGCATGAGCAGGTTGTCATTTTTGGAAATTATGCTACAATACTACTTCCCCGGTTCGCACTCGGGTCGTAGACCGTCAGAGGGTCGGGTCTAGACGTGGGAGCGCGACACGTTGGGTAGCAGGCTGACCGAAACAGCCGGGTGGGACACCGGGGGTTTTGATAGAAGGGAAAAGGTGAAAGTTTGAGTTATCAACTGAAGATAACTACTGCACCAAAGAAGAATTGGAAAACCCTTTGGTTCTTTTATTCATCTGAAGAATATACAATAACTATTGATAAAAATTCTTGTTATTCAGATTTGATGAATATGATTAATAATTTTGAAAAGTTTAATTGTTCTATAAAAGTATTGGAAATCCAAAATGGCTAACGCAAAAAAAAGAAATCTTCTTACTAAGAAGTGTTGTAATAAGTTCAGTAAGAAACTTGATAATCTTTACAGTCAAGTAGCCTACTACAACAATAAACACAAAAACAGAGTAATGGAAGTAAAGTCTATACCCTCTCTGGACAATACAATGTATCCAAAACTTATTCTGGTAACAAAGAGGAAGTAGATGTCAAAATGTTTTCTTCTGATTATCCTACGGTAAGTTATCGACGGCTTACCAAAACGGCAGTAGCCCCTAAGAAGGCACACAAGACCGATGCAGCCTTTGATCTTTATGCGGATGAAGGAGTAGATATCTCTCCGGGGAAGAATGCCCTTGTCGGCACAGGCATCGCTCTGGATATGTCCCAAGGGCTGACAAGTCACCACGCCGCTATCCTGTCTCGTTCTGGTCTGGCGGTTGATCAGATTTTTGTTCTCAATGCTCCCGGTCTCATTGATACGGGCTATCGTGGAGAGATAAAGATCATCCTTCAGAACCTTAGCGATTCCGTTTACTCTATTCTTCCGGCAGAACGAATTGCGCAAATTGTGTTCATTCCAAATTACATTGTGTATTTGAATGAAGTAAACGAACTCTCCGAGTCAGATCGGGGAGAGAAAGGATTTGGTTCAAGTGGAAAAGAGTAAGACAAAAACTTCGTTCAGTATGGACATGGAGGATGGCTGGGAGGTCAACTTCATTGAAAACAAAGACGGAACAAAGATTGTTGAAATCGGCATAAATGGTTTTTACCCAATGTATATGCACTTTGGCAGAGACGAGTCGAATGAGCGATTCATTCATGTCATCAATACGTTGCGTCCCGATATTTTGCAATGGCCGTCTATGGTAGAAAAAAATGGATGATGATTACACTTCTGACATTTATCTTGCAGACATCGCAAACAACAAACAACACACATGCTCACCACATTCCTCACCACTGAGCAGTTGCGCACTTTTGGCGCTCTTCTTTTTGTTGCCATTATTTTTCTTGCTCTTGATAAGCCGCCGCGCTAATGATTGATAATACGAATTACTGGGCCGAAGCACATAAAGTTGCGTTGGATCATTTAAACAAATGCTTTAGTGTTCTTATGGATGATGGTGAAGAAGAATGCGACGACGATGCCTGCGCTCCATTCTGTGGGTGTGAGACTTGCGTCGTCCGAGAGGTTCTGTATGCAGCGCTCCCTCATATTGAGAGACATCTCAACAAGGTCTATTTGGAAGAAATACCTGACGCTCCTCCAATGCCATGACAGAGACTCAACTCAAGATGCAGCACGCTATCGCTGTGCGCGACAAAGATGAGGCCGAGATCAAAAGAACCGAGAAGGGACTTGCGAAGTTGGGCATTACAGGCGAGTGGCTGTCTGATACTGTTCTGGTATGGCGCTATCCAGAGCAGAAGAAACGTCGTGGGCGACCGCCCAAAAGTACCCGCGAGTAACTCAGTGGATAGAGTCTTCGCCTTCTAAGCGAATGGTCGCTGGTTCGATCCCAGCCTCGCGGACTAACTAAAGGAGAGGGATATGGCATTTGATACACCAGTCGGTTGTAAATGCGATAAATGCAAACGATGCAAGAATCGCATCAAGGCTGAAAATTGGCGCAAAAAGAATAAAGAAAAGACGGCCGCTTATTATGAAGAGAATAAGGATCGCATTCTCGCCTGCTCCAGAAATTGGAAAGAAACAAATAGAGAAAAGGTGAGAGAATACAAGAAGGAGTACAGCCAGCGTCCAGACGCGAGGGAACTCCGTAGCGCCGCCGACCGAAAACGACGGCATGATAAAGACCGCTACCTAAAGATACAGGCGCGGGAGAAGACGCGCGGCGCTATTCGCCGTGGTCGTCTAGAGCGTAAAGACTGCGAAGTGTGCGGCACTAACGAAAACGTACATGCGCACCATGAGGACTATAGCAAGCCGTTCGACATCGTGTGGCTCTGCGCCACACATCATCGTGAGGTTCATAAGAAAAACAAGTTGGTATCAACTGACTCGTAGTTGACATCGCCAAAGGTGTCCGACTAGGGTTTGTTTACTTTCAAAGGAGAGATGTATGATGAAACTTCCCCGAGTCCTTCCCGTAGCGCCACTGATCCCTTGGATCAAGGAGTGCTGCGAGAAAGAGACGGCAGGGGCTTTTGCAGAGCGGTGCGGAGTTTCGGCAAAGAGTCTTAGTGATTTTATGTCTGGACGACGTACGAAGATAAATTTTAATGCCTTGGATAAAATGATTTCTACAGAGGGTAGTCGTTCAATTATTGATTTCTATCCCGAGTACGACGACGATCAGGCTTTTGCCGAATGCGGCAAGGTTGCTACTGTCGAGAAGAAAGAGAATGATAAAAATTGCAGTATTGAAGACTGCGATAAAGTCCACCACAGTAAGGGATTTTGCAACGCTCATTACAGTGCTGATAAGCGAGCGCAACAAAAAAATCAAGCAACTTGACATGTCGTTGGGATGTGTCTACAATCCGATTGTCGGTTGGTGCTTGACACCGACAGACGGTTCGTGCATAATCCAATTACACCCCGGAGCCAAAGGAGTCTAAATGACTGGCACCACCACCACCACCCCTTCCACTCGCCGCCCACGCGGCCAGCAGATGAGCGACTTCAAAGCCGTTCAGAGCATCAAGAGCAAGGAAGGCTGTTCTACAGCCGCTGCGATTCGTGTGGTCGCTAAGGTTCGCAACAAGACGCACGGATCGGTGCAGGCCGCGTACTACGCCACGGCGAAGATTCAGGCCGCTACGACTGTGCAGCCGATCAAGCCAACTACCAAGCCGCAACCGCAGAAGCCTGCCGAGGTTGCTGCTCAGGCGCAGATTCCTTCGCTGGCCGGTGCGATTGAGTCCATGGAGCGCGAGGTCGTTACCCTCCGCAACGAGAACACCACTCTCCGCAACGAGAATGGCGATCTTCGCAATCGGCTTGACCAGATCAAGAACTGCTTCTAGATGGACAAGGAAGTCCGGAAATATCTTCGATTTCTGGAAAAGAACGGTCTTACCGTCAAGCGTTCTCGCTCTTCTCATTGGAAAATTTATGATGAGGGCGAGGCGCTTGTCGGAACCGTTCCGAATTCTCCTTCCGATCATCGTTGGTTACTCAACAATCGGAAGGAAATAGAGGGTCGTTTGACTCTCAATGCAAACTCCCATACAATGGGTAAGCAGTCCATCAAAGCCAATCGAAAAGGAAACTGAAATGGCTAGCAAGATCACGAACGACGATACAACTTGGACGCGCGAGAACTGCATTCTTGCCGGTCAGATGTATCACCAGAAGTACGGCGAGGTTCCGACGCAGGCGCACTTCTTCCCCGCCTACGCTGCAAGGTCAAAGCGTTCCGACAAGGAGTCGTTGATCAACCGTTTCCAGCAGGACATTTGCTGGCCGCACGGTGCAACGATCATCAAGGTCTTTGGCAACTTCAGCGAATACCAGAAGGCTTGTGGGTTCACACCGGTTCGCTCTGGCGGGTCGGTTGCTAGCAAGATCCAGCGCCTGCTGGAGATGCAGAAGCAGATGAACTCCTAGAGATTTTCTCTCCACCATCCATCCTCATATGGGGGTTCTTCTTGCTACGTCGCAGAACCCCCACCCCTCTCTCAGAGCCGTCCCTTCGGGGGCGGCTCTTTCTTTTTGGTCTAAACAAAAATATAATTAGTAAAACTATTAGAAGGAAATGGCTATGACTACCTTCTTCATAGCCTAAGCGTATAGTAATAGATGCAATGGCATTTCGTTTTGAAACAGCAAATGAACGATGGAAATGGTACAAGCAAAGTGTCATTGACCCAATGGATCCTTCTGCGGACGCCAGCGAACAAAGAATTCGTCTGGAGGAAAAACTTGCGGCTCTTGACCAATTGTTCGATTTGTCATGGAGCCTAGCGGGAGGGAACAACCACGCCCTTGAAGACTATAGTGACGCTGCCTTTGAAGAATTGTTGGACGATTACACGGGCGGCGAAATCCGAAGCCATATCGAAAAATATCTGAATTACTTGAAGCAGGCCGAATCGGCAATATTTGAAAGCGGCTACAAGGAAATCATAAATGTCTGGATTCCGACAAATAAGGCAGAGGCAGACTTTAGAAAGAATATTCTTGATGCCATCGGCCAGATGTCCTATCTCGTCGGCAATGCAGTTCTCGCCATTGAAGAACAGCAGGCGCTTCCAAATGAAGACGCAATAAACTCAATCGCACAGTTGAAAGATTGGTTTAATCAATCTGCTAAGACGATTGGTCGTCAGCATGAAGACATCGCGCGCGTTTTAAGGACGCTTCCTTAGTGCCCCAAGCGCAAGGTAATAGTTACAATGGCATTTAGATTTGAAACAGCAAACGAACGTTGGGACTGGTACAAGCAAAGTGTCATTGACCCAATGGATCCTTCTGCGGACAACTATAATGGCTGGACAAACTGGGACACTTGGAACACTGCTTTAATAATTGACAACGAAGAAGAAACGTCTTCGTATGCTTACAAACTCGTTGAGCGCGGTGGATCCGTTCAGCAACTATCCGACTGGGCTCTGCAAAACATTATAAGTCCTTACAATAAGAACTTGATGGATGAGGCTCAGAATTGGACCGACGAAGAGGAAGTAGCGGCCATGAGAGAGAGAGACGTAGAGGACTGGATGGCGCGGGCACAAGAGCGTCATCCAAATGATCCCGAGGCTCGCACGCAATATGTTGAAAGAATGAGAAACATAGCGTATGGATTGTTTGGAGAACCGCAGCCAACAGATATGAATGATCACATAATTCAAGACTCCAAAGTGAATTGGCAAGAAATTTATGATTCCATTGTCGGCCGCATTGAAGAAAACAGAAGATGGGAAGAACAGAACAATGGCATTTAAATTTGAAACAGCAAACGAGCGTTGGAAGTGGTTCAATCGTAAGCAGTCCGATTGGCAGGATGAACCAGCCACCGACGGATCATGGGATCGGGTAGACAAAGATCTAGAGTATGTTGATCAGGCTGTCCGAATTCAACCTTTGCTAACCGATATCAATAATGAATTTCTGTCCCCCCTTCTTGCTCAGGGAAGAGACCCTATTGATTTAGTTCCAGAAACTGCCGAAACTATTTATGATGCTGCGCTTGGTCTTGTTGAGGTGCTCAAGAGATGGGAGCCTGAAGACAAGGACTGGGTACTTTTAGGGCCGATGAGTGAATCTAAATGGGCCGACGAGGCAAAACAAACCCTTTTAGAAATTTCCGAACATATCAAAATGGTGGCTCAAGCGGTTATCTCTGATCCAGATGTTTATATCAATGATATGAATGCAAATGATTTTTTTAAACTTGTTTATGATTTCCTATATATGACTGTTGTCTTTAACAGGATGAGAAATGTTCAGGTTGAATTTAAAAATGGCGATTAAATTTGAAACAGCGAACGAGCGTTGGAAGTGGTATCTCTCTGGTCGCCTTTTTGATCAAGACGCTCCGTATCAAGATGCTCCAAATTACGAAACACAACAAGTCCGAACAGAGATGAATAACAACAACAACAACAGTATCCAAGACGCTTGGGGTGTCGTAAGAAAAGGCATGGGGGCGGATGGCGCGGGGCCGCAGAGATTGGCAGAGTATGTTATTGGAAAATGGCTAGGCCCATACAATAATAAAATACTTCAAGATTTCTATGACAACTCTGGATTTATAGACGAAAGAAAAATAGACTGGAACTATATCTTTGACGACATGCAAAAGACTTATGCAAATTCCGGTTTTATGGACCCAACCCTCGTCGGAGAACAATGGAAAACCAGATTTGACAACTTGGAATTCGACGAATCAAAACATCGATGGCGAGTCCATGATCTTAGGAACAAAGAACAGAGCAAAGAAAAAAAGTTTTTTGATCATTTAGGAATGTGAAACAATGGCATTTAAATTTGAAACAGCAAACGAGCGTTGGAAGTGGTTCAAAAAGTCTGTTGACGAGAAAGGTAATTTTAGTTGGGACGAAGTTGAAGACGGTCTTCGATCCGAATTGTGGAACACTATGGAATGTTATGGCTGCGGAAAACGAGGCGGCTATGATGTCTTCGATATACCACCTACTTGTCCCGATTGTGGATCGCATGAGGTGTGGTCTGTCAAATTTGACGACAAACAATCAGGTAAGAAAAAAGAAAAGAAAAAACCGCGCGGCGAGGTCGGGTCAGATCTGTATTTTCCACGCTATCCCGTGGGCGAAAATAAACCCGGACAACCAGACTGGGCCAAGATTCTCTTAGAAAATGAATCACTTGAATCCGTGAATAAAAAAAAGAAAAAAGAAGCGGTCAAAACCGCAGGCGACCTTATCCAGTTTCCGGGGGCGGGACAGCCAAATCAAGAACCGGACAAGCAGGCGCAAATTGAATTTTATAATCATTGCTCACAATTAATCAAGCAGGTCAAAGACATGTATGATGACCCGAGATACGGCAGCCTGTCCATGGAGCAAAAGGATCGACTTTGGGAAAAGGCTAGCCATTTTATTTGGAACAGCGGCATTAATTTTACCCCATAGAATTCTTCTTTTGCGCAACATAAATAATAGACATGTCGAAGAATTGGATAGCATTTATTCCCTTTGACGGCGAAGCGCCGTATGTAAACATTGGGGATAATCCGCACTTCGCTCTTCTGGAAGAGGGCATGCCGGAGTTGAGAACCGAGGTCAATCTCATGGCATCGGGATACCTGCCCCACTCCTCACAAGGATTGTTTGCCAAGGGAGAGATCACCCCCGGCGGATACGTCAAGTTTGAGGACGCTAGCGGCGACCGTAACGCCATCGCAGATGTCGTCTATGATTACTTGTCCCGCACGGCATCTTTCATCGTAGAGGCTGATGCAACAATACTGAGTATAGAGCAGGCATTTGAAAAAATAATTGCAAACGCCTCAACAAAAAGATTTAAAGCAAAATTCTTTGAAATGGTTAATCAAGATTTAAAGCAAAATTCTTTGAAATGGTTAATCTCTGATGACTTATCAGCGGAAAAAACGTATCTGGAGTTTATTGATAACCTCACGACCTGTCTTGACAAATTTACCATTTTCCCCCTGCAAATTCCGTGGCTTCTAAACGATAGTGACGTTGGTCCGCAAGGAATAATTCAATCGACAGGACAGACGCGAGAAAGGCTAAAAAATGGATTCTATAAGATATATGATCCGATGGATCCAAATTCAGACGGTGGATATAGAGCAATTATGAAGTTCTTTGATTTGCTTTTTAAGCAAATGATGGAAGACAAAAACTATTTTTCAGACATTATTAATTTAATGTACAGAGCCGCAACAAGCGCCCAAGACTTGAGGAAGATGAAGGAAGCAATAGTGGCTTGGGATGTTTTTTCAAAGAGGAAAGTTACTGACAGTTATGATTTCGTCAAACTTGATAGCGAACTGGTTCAAAATTTAAAAACAAATCCCTATACATTTTTAAACGGCGATTCCAAACATTATTTTGAAACTGAACAGATTCCATATGATAACCGCGACGTACTAGGACCTGCCATTCGCTTTGCTAATGAAGCCAAAACTCCGGCTGCCGTTCTTGCAGTTGCCTCCAAAATCATAATGAAAAACATGCGCAGCACAAATACGGCTTTTGTCGCAAGAAACTTCGGTCTCGGTGGGCGCTTGATAGAAGGTGTGCCAAGCGTGGATCCGGATAAGAATAGACCAGACGCTTGGGAGTTCTACGAACTGGAAACGCAAGACGACTACGCCAATGAGGGCGCGGTTCTAGACCATTGTATTGGGGGCGGCCATGGCTACTACGAGCGCGCTCACGATCAGGGTATAAGCAGAGATTTCTCTGTACGTCTCAAAGGAGTTCCACAAGCAACGTTTACCATTATGAATGATCCGGGCTCATATGTTCTTTCAGCCATGCACTCTTGGAAAAATGGAATTCCAACATACCCGACTGCCTTTGCGCTCAGAGATATTTTTGCATATCTTGGGGTAGACACGTCGGAAGAAGCCATTGGCGAAAGAAAATCTAAATTTTATGAAGATTTTCTTTCTGGAGATCACGACCAATATGAGAATTCAAAAGAAAGAGTCAGAGAGAATGGCGAGACAAACCTTCTTGAGCCGATGTCATGGGAAGATTATTGGGAGACATTAAGAGATCTAAATGCAAAGGGCAAGTACGCATATGGAAGATTTATTATGCCCCTCCTTCGCGACGATCAAGAGGGCGGTGATAAAGAACTTGAAGAGTATATGAACACCTACTCACCAGAAGAAGTTCTTCAGGGCATACGGTGGTCGAAAGAGAACAATACAGAGCATGTTGATCCAGACTTTGGACCGATGCGAGAGAACCGCAAGTTAATACAAGCGTCATCTATTTCTGAAAAAAATACTTCTAATATTTTTATTAACCTAATAGATATTTATCTCAACAAAGACGCGCTGCGTGGCGGCGGGATGGGAAGACAGATACGACGAGCCAACGAAATGCAGCGACGAGTCGTCGAATACGCAAGCCTGTCGTCGGAGGCCTTCGAGGGGTCACGGCGACGGGCAGAGCAGGCAAAGGGATTTAAAGCCGCTCTTGGAATATCCGGCAAAAAAATGTTTGACTCAGAACTTAGAACAGATATTGTAGTCAACGTTGCCGAATTCTTTGAAGAGGAAACCCTTTTGACAAGAATTGAAGACGAGATTTACGAAGAGGCGTTGGAAAACGCTTCCAGATGGGCCGAGTATCCGGACGATTATCGCTCAATGGTCGCAGAAATAATCGGACTGGTTGGGTTAGATATAGGGTCGAAAAACAGATATCATGATGTTATCATACTTTTGATTACTTTCTTTTTCCGCGAGGGCAAAAATTATTACAGAATTGAGCAGGGGGAGGAGATTGGCAATATAAAAACGCTTTCGGCAAAGGCGAAAGAGGGGGTGCGATATTGGAGCAAAGATTTACAAATGAAAGGTGTCGGCGACGCCTTCCGTGACGGAGATTCCTTCTGTTCAGAAGTTTTCGGTAACAATCGGGCGGCCGAGGAGCCGTTCAATGAAATTATTGATCTTATATCAGAACGACTTGCCCGGGGCCGGGAGGACACCAAAAAAGACACTATGGGCGACGACTTCTATGATCAGGTTGGCGCAAAAAACGCTGCCTACTATTACGTTATTATGTCGTACCTCAACACAAGCGTAGACCCTGCCATTGACTTGGGCAGCAAGCCAAACGTGGGAGTGGGGCTGCGCTCTATTGTTGCAAATAGTACAAGACCCAATGAAACAATTCAAAAAATGGTAGAGTTCCTTCTTGATGAGAGTGTCTCCAGCAATGACCTGTTGGACGCCATAGCATCGCAAAGTTATGCAACCGAAAATGCCATTGATGATACTCGGCAGTGTCTGCGCGATTTAGACATTTCTTTTACGCAGTGGCGGCGCAGTTTTGCAGAAGACCCCGGTGTCGGAGCATATCTATTCTACCAAAATTTTTATTCAAACTATGAGACTTTCAAGAATATCTTTAGCGCCCAACAATTCAATTTGATTCAGCAGGATATCAACGGCAATAACGCAGAAGTTGAACTAGAAGACGGTGGTGTTTTAGACCGGGCAGACCCTCGGGCTGTGGATAATGCAAAACAGAAATATTTTAATCGTATATATCAAAAGGTTAAAGAAGATCATTCGATTTACATAGAAGATAAACAGTTGCCTCTTTTTCAAGAAATTGAACGTCCAGATTGGTGGGTTGTTAACGACAATGGTAATGGCGAAAAAACGCCAGTATTTATTAATAATGAAGTTTATAATTATCCCTCATTATCTCCATCGACTACTCTTCAACAAATACAAAGAGCGGCTGAGATTACGTTCATAAAGATTATATATGATATTGCGGAAATTGTTGCCGAAACAAGTTCTGATCCGGGGTGGCTGAGGAACGTGATAGAGAGAGAGGACTGGAAGCGTCTTTATAATACTTTGGGAATGGAACTTTATCATCTTGATAACGAAAATCCAGAAGTTCTTTCTGACTATTTCAAGTGCACAACGGATGGCCTGCTCGGGGAAGAAAATGAGTATAGAAAATTTCAAATGATTCTTGAATTCGCGCGTGGAAAGATAGACGACAACTTACTAGATATGTGGTCAAAAACATTTGACGCCAAAACGCCATTTGTTTATTTTAATGACGTTGACACGCTTGCACAAATAGCAAATCCTACTAACCTAGTTCCTGCAAAATACAATGGTTTTACCAATGATCTTATTGTCGCGGTTAATAGCGACATACTTGCTTACGCTGGAAGTTTCGCTGCGACCGACAAAGGCACGGATCAGCGCAGAATGAAAAATCTTTTGAAGTCTTTCGGAATTATCAGCGAATATTTTGAGGAAGGCTATAGGCAAGGCCTTGAAATTCTTTGGCATAACGCAAGTTTGCGTAAAAATTTTCCGGCTGTTGGGTATGTCGAAGAATATGCAGCGTGGGTTCAAATTGCAATGCGCAACAATGCATCAGACATGTTAGCATTGGGAATGGACGACGGTGCCCGGGACGGAACGCATGCTGTCTCGCAAATGGATTTGGCCGAGTCGCTTTCTACTTTGAGCAGAATGAAACTAGAACCGCCGGACGCTACAGAAAGCGAAATAACTGATCCTACTATTGGGGGTAAAAATCTTGCGATAATGAGATTTAATAACGGTTATTTTCGAATAATGGATCTAACGCAGGCGGACGCGGAAACCGGGAGCAACGACGAGGTTGCCCTTAAGATGTGTGACACGTGCAGTGGTTATGGGTTGTCGGAGTATTCGGATTTCTCGAAAATTTGCGAAATCTGCAATGGACACGGCTTAGTAACAGACAACACTTGCTCCAATTGTAAAGGAAATGGCGAAGTTAATATAAAATGTCCTAAGTGCGATGGCACGGAGAAACTAAAATGCGACGGATGCGACATGGCCGTCACCGACCGCCGCCGTCCCGGTATGTACATAGGGAGCGGCAAGGCGCAATGTGGATATTGCGATGGAGACGGTCACGTTGATGGCCTGCCGTGCGAGAGTTGTGAAGCCACGGGGAGGGTGACTTGCGGATTATGCAATGGACACGGGCAAACCACTTGCTATGATTGTGACTCCGATGGTAGAGTCACCGCCAAATGCGATGTATGCGATGGAGAAGGCGTAGTATGAACGAAGAAGAAGAAATCAAAGAAGAAGAGTACGCCAACGAATACCGTGACGGCAATACCTTTCTGGCAACAAAGACCCCGGTTGGCTCAAATAAAGAAGAAGCAACGATACGGGAAAAAATAATGCAGGACGCCATAGACAATATTCTGACCATTAAGTCTGAACAGCGCCAAGATACCTGCTGGTGCAATGGTTGCGAACTCAAGGCCTCTGTCTGGGTACGTGAAGTCCAGTTTGATATGAAAGGCGATAAAGCGGGGGTCAATAACTCGGTTGTTTCAAGCAGAGACTACCCCGGCCCCATCCCCGGCTTCTGTTTTGCTCATGTTGGAAGCGGCCCTCAACAACTTGCAGAAGTAGTTTATTGGGATCGGACAGAGATTTATCTAGGACTCCGTCCACGTAAGTGGTGGGTAATCTTTACCGACGGTACGAAGCAGGGCGGTCTGTGCGAGGTGCTTAATCCTAAGAGTCTTAAACCGCAAACGCACGACCTACATATAAAACACTAAACTCCACAATATAAATAGAGAAAGAACTTTAGGAGAAATCTTATAACATGGCTTACATTCTTTGGTCCAAAGGTGAGCAGAGTCTCATCAACACTTGGCTAGGCGGTTTTACTACAAGTACAAGCGCTATTCCGTGGGTTCCAGACTCCACCGTTTATGTCGGCATGGGCTGCAAAACTGGCGGCGTCGGTGCGAGTAAGACGGTTGTCAATGGTCCAGACCCTGCTTCACAACTTGCGGAACTTGGCACACACGCCTCGGCCGCTGCATCGAATGGCTATGCACGTCAGCCAATCGCTCGTGACGCTGGCGGAACTGGCTGGCCACAAGCAACGATCTCGTCGGGTTCTTATCAGTCAACTGCCCCGCAGGTCACATTCTCGTTCACTGGCTCGCCCAATCAGAACGGCGCAACACTTTGGTTTGTCGGCCTAGCCGTAACCAAGGGTGGCGACGACTGCCTCTTCGGTGCAGATCTTGCGGCTACACGCACCTTCTCAAACGGTGACACTGAGCGCATTACAATCACCTATCGCCAGACCTAAAATGGCAACAAAAAATAAGTACACTGGTCCTCGCGCCTTTGATGGACAACTGACAAGGGCGATGCCAGAAGATATTACAATCCATTCAACTTTAACAGCCGAGGATATACAGAAACTCCCGGTTATAGAATGGAATAAAACTAAACAACAGTGGGAAATTCAGGGAGAAAACTAAATGGCGGGAAGTAAAAGCAATTATCTTTCCAAACTGCTGCTAGACGCAGTTCTTGGTCAGGACAGCCAGATTCCGGGTTTTGGCTCTGCCATGACAACCGTCTATGTTGGTTTGTGGACCACCTCTGGATCGTTAACGGATGCCACAGTGCAAACAAACGAAGTTAGCGGCACATCATATGCTCGTGTGTCTGTAACAAACGACGACACTAACTGGCCTAACGCTACAGGTAGCACAGTTGCCACAAAGACAAATGGTAATGCCATTACGTTTGCAACCGCTGGTGCGGGTGGTTGGGGAACCATTAATCAGTTTGCCATCCTAGACGCTTCTACCGCTGGCAACATTCTCTACTGGAGTGATCTTACAACTCCTAAGACAATTGCTGAAGGCGATACCGCTTCGTTCGCCGTAGGCGCTCTATCAATTACGGAAGACTAGCATGGCTGTTCTTAATCGTGGCGTCCAAGTAATCTGGAACAACGAATCCACAGGGGCGTATGGTCCGACTGGTCCGACTGGTCCGACTGGTCCGAACGACGTATATGGCGCTTCCTCTTATGCTGTTGTTGGTGCGCAAATAAATGTTGCTGTTCATATTGAAGTTGATGACGCAACAACGATTAAGGTTGAAGCCGCTTACGCTGCAAATCGTTCCGCCGGTAGAAACTATAACCCCGGTCATCAAGACGCTCATCCCTACTACACGTTTACCGGCGGATGGGGAAGTGGCCCCGAGGTTACGTTCAGCGCTGCCGGAAAAGCGACGATTGAACTCTCTCCTTACACGCCAAACTTCTTGCGCCTAACCAGCACCAATGATGTCACGGCGACAGCGGTTGTAGAAGTCGTAGGGTAACCCATGACGTATACGCCTGCGGATCCGTATACGCCATACTTCCCCGGGTCCACCACACTAAAGCCCGATACAATCCTGAATGGTCAGGATATTCTGTATTCACATGTTGCCCCCCTTTGGGATGAGGTTATCAAGATACAGAACGTTCTCCGGGGTCAGGCCGGTGCGGCCCTATTCTCGCTTTCTGCATCTACAAGCACAACTCCTTTAGCAGTCCAAGGTCTTGTGAGTCAGACCGCAGACCTATTTAAGGTCAGCAGTTCTTCAAGCGAACTGTTTAAGGTTGCGGCCAGCGGCAAGGTTACGTCTGGGGAAATTGCAGCGACAGCCGCTACAAATGTATTTGGAAGTTATCTCGCCGTTGCAGATGCCCAACCCTCTTTCAGAGTAAGCAAAACTGGTGAATTGAGTTGGGGCGTTGGCGGTAGTTCCTCTACCGATGCCAACCTGTATCGCGGTTCGGCTGGACTTCTTCGATCAGATAATGATGTTCTTGTCGGATCTAACCCCTCTGCTTATTCGGGCTCCGGCGCTCGTATCAATAGCGCTGGTGCCGTTGACATTGGTCGTGCAACAAATGACTCGGCAAATGCCCTATCTGTTTCTATTGCGTCAGAAAGCCAATACCGTTTCCGCATAAACTCTGCAGGCTCTCTCGGCTGGTCGTCTGGCTCTGGCTCTATTGATGCTACTCTCGCCCGTTCAGGCTCGGCCGCATTAACCCTAACTGGAAGTCTTGCGATCTCGTCTACGCTAACCGTAAACGGCAAGACACCCGTTTACACAGACAACGCTGCGCTTACCGATTCCCGCGCTCCTACGGGTCCTGCGTCTGGTGATCTTGCTGGTACTTATCCGGCACCAACAATCAAGTCAGACGTTGCCTTGCCGGGTGCCCCGACAACCACAACCGCCCTGACCGCAGACAGTTCCACAAAGGTTGCTACAACCGCCTTTGTTAAGGCTCAGGCATACGCCACCCTTGCAAGCCCGTCTCTTACCGGAGCACCGTTGGCAACCACGGCAGCGGTTGATACAAACACAACACAGATAGCCACCACTGCATTTGTCCTTGGACAGGCCGCAGCCGCTACTCCAGCCGCTATTGGAACCGCCGCCGTAGGTACAAGCACTCGCCTTGCCCGTGCAGATCACGCCCACGGCATCACCGACAGTTCTATAGGCTATGCAAAACTAAACCTATCGGGTGGTGTTGTTAACGCTGACGTTTCCGTAAGCGCGGCAATCGTATATAGCAAACTCAATCTAACGGGTGGAGTTGTCAACGCCGACGTTGCCTCTGGCGCTGCGATTTTATATAGCAAACTTAATCTCGCCACAAGCATTGTTAATGCTGACGTAGCATCTGGCGCAGCGATTGCCTATTCCAAACTCAATCTGGCAACCAGCATCGTAAATGCCGACGTTGCCTCTGGCGCGGCTATTGCCTATAGCAAGTTAAATCTTGCCACTAGCATTGCTAATGCCGACGTAGCGTCGGGCGCGGCCATTGCCTATTCTAAACTTAATCTTTCTGGTAGCGTTACAAACACCGATCTTGCCGGAAGTATTTCGTATTCCAAACTTGGCAGCGATATCAAGAACCTGTCCTTCTCGGAGATCACAACCTCCCCCACGACATTAGCCGCAGGAGCAGAAGACAACAAGATAAACACCGTCAATAGTTCCTCCCCTGTAACGGTAAACATTCCGTCCGGTGTGTTCGCTCTTGGCTCGCAGATTCAATTGCTTCAAACAGGAGCGGGTGCTGTAACAATCGCCGCGTCCGGTGTGACTATTGTCAGCAGCGACGGAAGTGCACCTTTCGTATTGCGCGCCCAGTATTCAACGGCTACTCTTGTCTGTATTAAAAGTTCTCCAGAAACGTGGGTTGCTATCGGCGACTTCTTGGTGTAGATCATGTTTATAACGACAAGAAATAAGATCTACGCAAACAAGAGGAAGCCAGTTTTTGCTTTTCCAATTGGAACCGTCATGGCTTGGCCGGGGGCAACGATACCTACCGGTTGGCTCCTTTGCGATGGCTCTTTGAAATCGATCAACACCTACGGCCGCCTTTATTCGGTGATTACTGCCGAGGCCACTGCGTTTCCTTTTGGTGCAAATTCGGGCAGTCAGTTTGTGCTTCCATCCTTTGACGGGAAGTTCCTTCGTATGGGGACAAGCAGATCTTCTGCAACCACCGGGGGCGGAAACACACACAGCCACAATTTGACCACCAACACTAATTCTTGGTCTTCAAATTCCGAATCGGCGCATAATCACAATGTTAATTATCCAGCAGTTGCAGAGCACGCCCATACTCACAGCGCTTCCGCAGCGTCAGGCGGCGGCGGGGTGGCGAACGTATACAGAACCGGCAGCGGCAACTATAAGGGCGCTCCTGACGATCTTGCTACGACTTATTCTCCACACGCACATACCGCAACGTATAATACGACATCAGCCAATCATGGTCATACTATTGTTAGGTCCAGCAATAGCAACACAACGTCAGTGGAAACCACAACGTACCTTGGTTATGAGGCCCACGACCATACGTTGTCGTTCTCCTCGGGAACAATCGCTTCAAACTCTTCATCGCACCTTCCTCCGCACACAAAAGTAAAATATATCGTATATGCGGGGGTGACAAATGGCTGAGATTCCCTTTCATGGAATTAAGACCGGAATGATATTGCCGAATTTGTCTTCTACCATACCCTCTGGCTGGCTTGCTTGTGATGGAACCACAAAACAAACATCGCTCTACCCAGAACTTTCGGCTGTAATAGCCGGAGCATATGACTCTGCGTATCTAGCAATAAACAGTTCGGCAGTGCCAAGCGGTTATTTCGCTCTGCCTCATTTCGGATCTGGGTACACTCCTTTGGGAACAACTTCCTCTTTAGGCAGTGGGGGAGCCTCAAACCATACACACAGCGCAACATCAGATCTTGCATACTCTTCCGCAAGCACTGGAACGCATTACCATGGGTCTCCTAACTACGACAATGGCTACGCCGGGTGGATGAATGCTTCTGGAGATCACAGCCACGGCACGAATTCTGGAAACATCGGAGGAAACACGTCACAAAATCCGAATATTAAAGCAACTTCAGGAACTATCAGCACTGCGGGTGGTGCAAACAGCAGTAGTCACTCGCATTCTTTTGCGGCGGTAAATACATACTACAATTCTGGCAATCATAGTCATAGCATTTCCGAATTTGGTTGGATGAATACCTCGGGCGCACATGCTCATACATCGACAAACGTTACAAACCCAACCTCAAACTTTTCCGGATCAAATGATCTACCAGCAATAGTCGTAGGATTTCTAATAAAAACATGACAAATATCCCCTCAGGAACAATAGTCCCCTATTTGGGAGGCGCAAATAGCACACCGCCCCCCGGCTGGCTTTATTGCAATGGACTCCCTGTGTCTTATACCACCTACCCCGCCCTTTTTGTGGCGATAGGAACGACATACAATACTAGCGGAGAAGGCGCGGGAAATTTCCGTCTACCGGGGCAAACTTCTACTTATGGTGGAAGATATCTTAAATCCTCGGGCAGCGGTAGTGCGGGAGGGGCATCCTATTCTTTGCCGAGTACAGATCTGAGAAATCATACGCACTCCCCCAATTTTGCAATTAGTGGAAATCTACCCAACGCAAACCACACTCATTCCTATAATGCCGCGACGGCGACGACAGCCGAAACTTATGCTGGTGGCCATTGGGCGTACATCAACAGTACAGGAAACTCCGATACAAACTTTTCGGCGGTCGTAACCAGCGGCACCCAATCTGTTATCGGATCTACCCACCAACATTCCGTTGCTATTGATTTTCAATATGGTTCAGGAAATAATCATTCTCACGTTCTTACAGCAAGAACAGAGATTGCTTCCAATGTTCACGGTCACTCTCATAGCCAAACAGTTCCATATTCAAGCGCTTCGCCATCAACAACCGACCCGCCATATATAGAAATATGGCACATAATAAAAATCTAGAACGTATAAAACAACCCTCTCCCTGACAATTAATTACTGATATGAATCATCTTGGCCTGACCGTTTTTGCCGGTGCCGTACCCGGAATCATTTTGGACTTCAATAAGGAGTCAAAAGAGTACACCGTAGAGTTTGAAGACGGCCGCGTCGTTAAGACCGCCGTTGTCAATTGGGAATCGGCGATCAGCCCAGAACCCGATGTTGCTCAATATCGTCTGGCTAATTGCCACAAGGATGAGACTATTGTTTTTAATAAAGAAAGTGGCTGGGACGTTGTAAGCCTCTCCCGACAATATTGGGAGACCGGCGCGCCTCACGAAGTTTCTGAGGGCGAAGATTATGACGACGAGCATATGCGCTCAGACATCGGTGGCAACTCCGTAGTCCGTCACGTTGAGAAAGAACTTTATAACAATCGTAAAGACGAAGAAGGCAACCCCGAGCAAAAGTTCGTGGATGATGCAGAGGATGTGGTCCAGATGCCGCCAGTCCCACATGATCTTGAATCGTTTATGGAACGCGCAGAAACAGCCGAACCCGATCCAGAGAAAACAGATAGATAGTTCCCATCGGGTCAGTACAACGAGCGCTCACGACTCCCCCAGCACTCTCACGTTCGTGAGCAGGCTGAGTGGGAAGATCGTCATTATGCCAACAACCTCGTCTGTGAAGACTGTGGCGATCCCCTAGTTGAGGGCGTCTGCTATGGCTGTTGCAAAGAAAAGAATGGCATAAGCCCCGAAGAGTACATTAAAGACCACGCGCCAATGAACAATGCGAGACAGGCCAACCAAAAAGTTTCTTTTGCACCGCTACTTGCATTGGCCGCGCCAATTGCCGAGGCGCTCGGTATTGGTGCCGGTGCTGCTGCTGCGGGTGAAGGTGCGGCAGCCGCTGGCGGTCTAGGCGGTCTCGCAGGCAAAGCACTTGGGTTCGGCGCAAGAGGGGCTATTGGTCAAGCCGTCTTTAAGGGCGGCGAGGACGTCGGAGACGCATTGACCGGCGACGAGAGTTCTACAAATTATGCAGATGGTGTTCCCGCATATCAGTCGCCATTCAATTACACAAGCACTACCGAACCTAGTTCCGGCACCTTTGCTATAGAAATTGATGGCATTAACTCTCATCCCGAAAATGGTGGCACCGGCAATTATAACATGACACACGGTGATGGCGATGAGTACCTAAAGGATGTCAACGACATCGGTGGCACTCTCAGCGTTATTCACGATCATGTAGAGGCAGACGATATTGACAGCGCAATGGAACTCGTTTCCGAACTTATCTCTGAAGGCATTCCTGCAATGATTGAGTTTGCTGACAAAGAAGACTCCGGCGAAGACAACCCTGCAATCAAGTCCCTTGACGAACTCTTTGAGAATGTTTTCGGCGAAGAATACACCAAGGCTCGTGATGAGGCCAGTGGTAAAGAGAAAAAAGAATCGAAAGTCGCCGCTGACCAGCCCAATAGCGCCATCTGTCGCAAGTGCAACCGACCAGTGGTGATTGGCCAGCAGGCCTGTTCAAACGTACCGGCGCTTCCAGACTGCCCTGTTGTCTCCATTGAGGCCACAAATCAGCCTACACAGCAGCCAGCCCCTGCGGCACAACCTTCTCAGGCTCCAACAAGCACTGTTCCCCAGACACTGAACTTCCCCGTGTATCCCAAGATCACCAAAACGCTAAGAGTCGTGGCTGCTCGCAAGCCAAAAATGTGCCCATATCACGCTGATCTCGTTGACTACGCTGTAGCGCTCCATGACCCCGGCTCTGCGCTCAGTGCGTTGTCCCAGCATCTTTACACTCAGAACTCCTGCAAGGGCGGCTGGGGCGAAGCAGAGGGCACTAAATGCCGCTTTAAACCCGAGATGGTCCTGAACGAATATTGGGATACAAAAGCACGCGAAACAGAAGAGCGCAAGCAACAGCGCGAAGAGCAGAAGGCTTTTGAACAAGCGCAGAATCCCGTCATGGAGGAGACACAAGAGGTTGAGTTTGAACAACCTGAGATAGAAGAATTCTACGAAGACTACGAAACTCCTCAGGAAGAGACTGTTGTTAAAACCGATAACATGACCAATACCGGTGATTCCTCTCCTTCGTATAACGATTACCTACCGGCTGAGAATTATGCGGATTATGGTTCCGCAGTAGATAACGGTTCGTACGAGTCTGCTCCTGCCGGGGATCTTGTCATGGCAAGCAGTCGTAATTGGATTATTACTGCAACTAGCGAGGATGAGGGTGAGGATGTTCGATTTTACGAATATCCGGGCGAAGACGATTATGAAGAGGGTTCTGCCGATGGCGACCGCATTCAGGATTCCGAAGGAGACGAGTTAGAAATCGGTAGCGTCTACAAGATTGGTCCCGAGGGTGAACTTCCCGAGGTTATTAAGGTCGAAGAAATCAATCCACAATACATCGAAGTCACCCGTGTCGATTCCGCTTTCCCCGATGACGATGGTCATCCCTATATCATCTCGCTTAAAGACATTATGGTTCAAGATTTAAACATTGAAAAGGTTGATAAACTCAACCCCAATGAAATCGGCGGTGATGAGCACGACGCCCTAGCAGGAACTCCTGAAACAATGGATGACGCAGGCCCGGGGCATCAAGACGGCGTGGGTACAACAGATTTAAGCGGCGGGCGTAAGGCAAGCCTTGAGGACCATTACTACTCTGTGTCCAACAGAGATGTGAAAGCGCTCAAGGATCGCCTAGAGAGCGAAAAGTTTATTGTAACTCTGGGTGGAACGGGTCATTATACCGTTTATTGGAATGGAGTGAAAGTCGGAAACTTTTCTGCAACACCGTCTGACCCTCGCTCCCTAATAAATAGCGAGAAGTGGATCCGTAGGCAGGTGCGTATTCTTGAACAGCAAGCGCAGGGTCAGGATGTCGAAATTGGTTCCCGCAGAATGCAAAGCCCCCAGCCTCCGAAATCTCCGAAAAGCAAGAAGCCCAACAAAACTGCAGGTTACGATTACCAACCTCATGAACAAAAACATTTTATTAATGAAGGTGGCGTCGCTCGCAATCTAGACAAACTTGACTTAGAGGGCACACATTATCCCGAGGAAATGGGATTTGAAGACGACGACTACTTCTTGTTTGGGGCTTAATAAATGCGAAAATCTCTTTTAGGAAGATTTCGCATATGGGATCTGGGAACAGACCAATACAGCCACAACGATCTTTCTTACAACTGGGACAAAATCGATGAGATAATTGGTGGCCCGGACGGAGGACCCGGACAAAGCAGCGCAACACAGTATCCAACTGGCGTTGAATCCCAATGGATCGGCGGTGCAAGCAAACCCTACGGCTGGTCCGATAAGGAGCGTGTTCCCGGCGGTGGCTACGGAAACTATCCTGAGCAGAAATCTGGAAAGAATCTCTACAATGTTATCTCTGGCCTAAACTTCAATGACGTTCCACTTGGAACAATTGTTGCGTGGTGGCGTCCAGTTGCCAATCTTCAGCCGCCAAATGGTTGGGTCGTCTGCGACGGAAGTGAGATTGCCGACCATTCGTATGGTTTTACACAGCCAATTGTTGTTCCTGATCTTCGCAACAAGACTGTTGTCGGTGCCCAGAACACTCAGGGTGCTGATGCAATTACTGATTACAATAACATTGATGACGGCCAAGCCGAGCCGCAAGACGGCCCTAGTTATGCCCCCGGTGTTGGCTACGACTCCGGGAAAGAGACAGCAATTGGCACGGCCAAGTCTGGTACGAATGTCATTCGCGACATAACACACCATCACGGGGCTGGTTCGGCTCTTCTTATTCCGTCCCACAGCCACGCGATGCCTCACGTCCATAGCATCACTAATCACAAGCATATCCTGAACCCCCATCAGCACGGCATGAACCATCAGCATCTGATACCAAATCACTCGCATTATGGTACCTCTGCCGATTCAGTTGATATGGCCGCGCCTGATAACAAGTATAATCAAATCGTAAAAAAAGGAACAGGCAAAGTAGGAGGCTCAACAGGAAATATCCTTGTCGCAGACGATAACCATATCCACAACATTCGCAAAAAAGACACCAGTGGCGGAAGAGCCCCACTAAAGGATGGCGAGGGTAATAACCTTCCGCCAGCAACCGCTCTACAGGGAAATAACCCTAATTACTACCCCTATGGGGGTCAACCCCCGGTTATCACCGGGCTTGGTGGTTCTGGCTTTTACGCATTCACTAGCAATTCTGTTCGTCTTGCGTCCAATCAGGGGACGCTAGCCTATGATCGTCTTGATACAAGAATTCTTACAGACATGAACACGCCAAATGAGTGGGATGCTGGGCGTGAGTTGTCATACACAAACTATATGGTGTCGGCAACAAATCCTTTGGTAGCCACTGTTGACACAGGTCCAGCGGCAACACAAATCACTACTACCAATACATCACAAAATCAAGTCACTGGCGAGACCGCGAATTGGCCCGATCTTGCCGATACGACAACAACAGCGCATCATCTAAATCCGCGAATGGACTACGTTGGTCTACTTTATATCATTAAAGTTAAGGTTTCCACCAACATAATCTAATAGAGGCTACATTATGAAACAGACAATTGTTAAAAGACCCGCCAACATCACAAGCCAAAAGGCTTTGAGCCAGTTGGTTATAGAATACCCACACTCCGAAATCCTTTCTTTTCGCCGCGTCAAATCGGCTGGTATGGACGGAGATTACTTTGTTGCGACTCTTCGCATTGCCGAGTTTGATGAGGTTGAAGAAGCAATGGATGATGATGATATCGTCACCGAAAGCGAATTTCACGAAGAAGGCGAAGAAGACAAACTAGACAAGATCATTGAAATGATCAAAAAACTCATCGAAAAGGATGAGGAAGTTCATAAGACAATTGACAAAGGTCCCGAAAAAAGCCTTCTTGCGCAACGCCCTCCGGTTAAGAATCCCGTTCCAATGCAGCCGATGGCTAACAAGAATTGCCAATGCTGGGACGGCTATAAGCGCGTACAGGGCACCAAGCCATGCGCTCCCGGCTCTTGCAAAAAATGTGATTCTGCTCGCAAGAATTCAATGGCTAGACAAGAACGAGAAGATATTGATATTGAGGAACCCATTTACAATAAAGAGCCCTTGTTTAATAAGGGCCGTCGTCCGCGAGGATGCGCCGCTTGGAACAATGGTGAGCGCAATCTAGGAACGCCTCTTTGCAATAGTTGTGACAAATGCAAAAATGAACGAAAGCGCAAAAGTGCGCGCTCCCTTATTGTTAAGCGTAATGCCGATGTATCTCAAAAGCGCGCACGTCTTGAACTTATTCGGGAGTTTGGCAAAGAATACAAGATTTCTCGTTTTGCAAAGACAGGTTCTGTCTACTCAGCAATTCTTGTTAAGCGCGCAAATGACGAGTGTCAGTGTTGCAAGGATGGTTCCTGCGATTGCGATTGTCATAAGGATGGCATGAGCAAGGCTATGAATGCTGTTGATACCGCAGCCAACCTAGTTGCAGAAGCCAAGAGAAAGCGCCTAGCCTTCCTTCGCAAGCGCGGAGCCGGGAGGGCTGATCGACCGCTATCTCCCCGCAAGAGGATTAGTCCCGAGCAACAGGAAAAATTAAATTCTTTATACAAAATTTGTCCCGAATGTGATGGTAAGGGCTACTATAATAGCGACCATCCCGAGGCCGATGATCAAATGGAATGTGGCGATTGTGATGGAAGCGGTATTGTCGAAAACTAATGTTTACTAAATTCGCAAAAGCAGAAATTCTAGACGTTCGATCCAGTTCTCATCGTGTTGCTGGTGCCAAACTAAACAAGTTTGCCTCTATCGGCAAAGACAACGAGCACAACTATCGTCTGCAAGACGGCTACATCTACACCAAGGTGCGAGCCATCTCCAGTCGTGTTAACAAGAACCATGATGGATGGCCTGCTGAAGAACTGTCTAAGGCGTATCGTACGTTCGTTGGTAAGCCAATCTTTGTTGACCATAACAATACGGACCCAAGCCGTGCCCGTGGCGTCATCATTGACGCCCGTCTGCACGTTGAAGACGACCTCAAGAAGGCTTCGGCTCTTGATCCTTATTACGCTTTTGCACCTGACAATCACAAGCCTCCGACATGGATTGAACTTCTTCTAGAGACTGACGCCCGCCAGTTCCCAAAACTTGCGAAGGCTATCATCTCTGGCGACATCGATTCGGTTTCAATGGGCGCGAACGTTGAGCGCACTCAGTGCAACATCTGCGACAACTGGGCGACATCGACTGACGAATACTGCGATCATGTTCACAGCAAGGGCGCGGAATTTGATTTTGTTTCTAGCACAGGAGAGCGCACAAGTCGCCGTTCTTACGAAGATTGTTACGACATTGGATTCTTTGAAATTTCTTACGTCTTTGATCCCGCTGATGAAACGGCTCTAGTTCTAGATAGGATATCCAAAGTGAAGAAACAGGCTGCAAAAAAGCAGGCCGACAAGCCGCAGGCAGATCTTGAGCGCTCCCCCGACCACGTCAACACTCTCCGTCAAGAGAAAGTTTGCGATCTCTGTGGTAACACTATGGAAGACGGCAAGTGCCAAGTCTGTGGTTACGAGCAGCCAGAAGAATCTCTCCTTGATGATCATCAGCCACCGGAAAGCCTTGCCGATCCAGATATCGAAGCGGCACAAGAGAATATCCAAGAACGTCAAGGCGACCTTGACATGCCGGGAACAACACCTCCGTCAGCCGCTGGTCCTCCAGCGCCGGGACTTCCAGCGCCGTTTGAATCCCGACCCGGCCCTGCCGGTCCCCCCTCGCTAAATCTGCAGTCTACTGTAAAAAACAAAGATACAGCAAATATAAATAGTGAGTGGACTATTGTTAAAAACGGTGGTCTTTTAACAAGGATTGAAAAACCGATCCTACCACCAAATCGGATTACTTCTGACAAAGTTGTAAATCCAAAACCAGTATCGAAATCACAGAAACCTGTCGAATCGAAGAACAACAAGGAAATTAACTTTATGTCTCATCAAGAAACAAAACTTGACAAGGCTCTTGAACAGTTAACTCAATACCTTGCAGCAACTAAAACTGCTGCCGAGCCTGCTTGGAATGATTCTGAGGAGCATGAGGCGGATCTAGAAGCCGTAGGTGGCGAAATGACTGGCGATGCTGAGAAGCACACGCAACAAGAAGCCCTTATCCGAAATCCCGGAAGCGACATGGTCGCACCGGGTACAAAAACTTTCCCAAACAAGAATCAGGAAAATCCTGTCTCTTCTGAGGTCGGTTCCGCCGGTCAAGGTCCTATTGGCGTTGCTGCGTCAAAGAAGAACGATGAAGAGGATTCTGAAGCCGAAGAGAAGGCTGACGGCAAAGAAAAAAAGAAAAAGAAGGGACTACCTGCATTCATGAGAAATAAGAAGAAGGATAAAGAAGCAGCCTACGGCGATGTTGACCCCATGGATCCCATGGAAGACGATATGTCTGGCGATATCGGCAGTTTTGCTGATAGCGATCACGAGATGCACGAAGATGTTATGCACGAAGAAGGCGAAGATATTATTGAACTAATTCGTCGTGAACTAGGTGACGAAGCGGCCGATTTTATTGAAAACCTTGATGGTGAGCAACTTCTTGATCTTGCCGAAGAGAAGATTTCGGAAGAAGAAGCAGGCGAACCCGGAATGGGCGAGCCAGAGATGGGCATGGAAGAAGAATTTGGTATGGAAGAAGACATGCCCAGTATGCCGGGTCGTGAACCGGGTTATGATACGGGTCGTCAGGCTCGTCGTCGTAAGAAGTCCGTTGAGTATTTTAATGCTGAAAACGCCGCCCTTCAGGTCGATGTTGCGGCTCCTCTTCGTGAAGAGGTCGGTCCCGATACTCAAACATTCCGATCCGATCCGATGCATGTCGGGCAACCCGTCACCACAGACGGCAATGGTAATCAGGTCGGTGGCCCCATGGGTCAGGCAATGTCAAGAGGTAACATGAAGGCTCACATCTTCAGCGCCCTCAAGATTGCTGAGACAGAGGTTTCTCTGGGCATGATTCCAGAGGAAGAAAAGTTCGACCGCGCGGCTGATCTTGAAGATGAGTCGCCGGAGCAATTACATGTCCGTGAAGAGACCCTCGCTAGCGTTAAGAAGGCGGGTCTCAATAAGCCCGTGTCCAAAAAGGTCGCAGGTCGTGTGCCGTCGCTAAAGACTGCCGGGATTCTACATTCACATACAGAACCGAATTCGACCGAAATTGAAGACTCGGCACTATTTTCTTAACACATCTCAAAATTAATTAGTGAAAACTAGGAGAAATAAACCAACATGCTAAGACTACAGAAACTAGCAAACGTAAACAAGCGCCGCACACTCCGCGCTCTATACGCGCAAACTCAGGCTTACCCCTACGCTGCAACTCTTGATGCCAGCGTAGATCGTAGCCTAACCAACCCCTTCGATATTTCGGCAGAGGCTGGCAAGGCTGCAATTTGGCCCGGTATGATCGCTCTAAAGACTGTCGGTGAAAACGTTCGTCCGCAGAACTCGAATCAGTACATAGACGACGATTCTGTCAACGAAGGTGCTCGTCGTCCATTTGGTCTCTTCGCTAACTTCATTGGTGGCGAACTAGACGAACTCGGTGATCGTTCCGAGGTCGGCATTTGGCGCGGCGTCGGTGGCGTCTTTGAGGTCCTCGCCCCAGTGTTCGACGACACTGATCTTGCTGCTGAAGCGGCAAACGAAGACGGCACAGCGTCGAACGAGATCTACTTGACCGGTGATGAAACAACTGGTCGTCTTTACTTTGATAACAGCGCTCGTCCCGGTATGGACTGGCACAACTCCACAGCACGTCTAGTTAGCCGAGTTTCCGACAAGGCTATCATCATCGAACTACTCGTCTAATATAAGAACAGGAATATAATTAACTATGAGCCTAGTAACAGCCAGAAAAGCAGTCGCTAGTTCTGAGTATGAGCAGAAACTCGCAAATCTGCCCAAACTCTCACAAGCGCAAAAGAAGGAACGTCTCGCCCAGATCCTAGCCGACAAGAGCAATGCAATGCAGCGCATTGGTCAGGGTATGATCGGTCCGATCCAGATTCGTCTTCGTTACGAAGGCATTACTCGTAATGTTCTCATCGAAGACACACTAGAGCGCGGTCCGCTCATGCCATACGATATTCTTGACGATCTTGGTCAAGCGTATGTCTTGAATCAGACTGACGCCGAGGTCAAGGTGCAGGTGTTTGAAGGCAAGCAGGCCTTCCCACAACTGTTCCGCATCGCAGCATTCCCACGCATCCGCAAAGAGGATCTCTATTACCTCCGCGTGAATGCAATTGAATACGCACAGGACGAATCGCGTCAGGCCATCCAGAAGCAGGAAGACTCTCGTCTTATCCTACTCCTAGAGTCTGCTATCGTCTCGCAGGGCGCTAACGGCACAACTCCCGTCGGTGGCTACGCGACTGGCCTCTCTGCCGGTCCGGGTGGTCATTCCACAGAGAAGACCGTTCTCGTCGGTGCTGGTTCGCCGCTTGAGCCGGTTGATTTCTACTCTGCCGTTTCGATGATTGAGATTGAACAACTAGAGGCCAAGCGCATGCTCATGCATCCGCAGGACATGCGTGACCTCTACACATGGGATGTCAACGTCACCGGTTGGGCCTTCAAGGACAAGACTGTTGGTGGCGAAGCCATCACACAGTTCGGTGAGTTTGAACTCATGAAGTCGGTTATCGTTCCACAGGGCGAGATCTTCCTCGCCGCAGAGCCGAACTACGTCGGCGTCTTCCCCGTCATGTACAGCCTTGACGTTGAAGAGAACCATCAGGTTGAGCAGTTCTACAAGGGCTTCGTCATGGACGAACTCGTGGGCATGCTCGTGCTTAACGCTCGCGGCCTCGCCCGTGTCGTTAAGTCCGACTCGTACACTGCTTCTCCCAAGACCGATGGTGCTCCGGGTACGAGCATCGAAGATCGCGGTCTCTACTCGTAATCAGAGTAAAGATCAGATTGAAAGTCAGAGCCGTCCCTTCGGGGGCGGCTCTTTCTTTTTGGTCTACAACTCTAAAGTAATAAGTGTAATGGCCTTTCGTATTGAGACAGCAGCAGAGCGTTTAGAATGGTATAAGTTTTCTGCTGAACAAGAAAAAATTGCCTATCAACAGCAATCTGCGAATACCTATCCCATTCGCTCTTCAGAGGATTATGAAAAGCATAACCTCTATGAAATAACTGCGGAAAATATAGGTCCTTGGACTAATAATCCTTGGGATCTTGTTCCCGCAAAAACCAAACTTCTTCCACCAAAATTGGGGCCGACAGAAAAGGTTGCATTCATTCCTTACAATGGCAACACGCCGCAAGGACGCTCTCACGAAAATTACATATCTGATAGTGGAATTCCCGGTCCAAATCAATTTAGTTTAAAATTATTAAATTACTTTACAAGAACGCCCGGTTCTAGAAAAACTTGGCCATATTGGAGAGATTACAAGGATCCTGAACCTGTAAGGCCCAATCCGGGACATTATTATTTGGAAAATTCTGGAAGGGCGGGTTCTTTTTCTACACTTGGCGAGGCTTTACAATATATAAATCATTTTCAATTTCGTTTTTCTTTTAAGACAGCAACGTATCGGAAGTATCGTGGCTTTTAGAATTGAAACAAGAGTCGAAATGCTCTCGTCTTTCCTCCTCATGGCAAACGATGAGGAACGCGCACAAGCCGCTATTCAAGAGATTATGTCTAGTAACCGCGCTCAGGCGCTGTCTCCGCCAATTAAGAATGCACTTCAAACGGGTATGGAAACTCTCGCCGCTGCCGAGCCAACCTCTTGGAGACTTTTCAGTTGGTTCACTCGTAACATGACGCAGATATTGCAATCGTTTGAGCAAATGATGAACGACCCAAACAATTACGAAATGCAGCAGGCTCGCCAATACATGAACGAACTTGGACCTGTTGATATGGCAAATCCTCCCGAGATTGATCCTGCACGAATTCCGCAATCTCTTGCGGAAGTGAATGCTCGCGCTGAATCGCTACTCACAGTTACTGAAAATGCCGCCATAATTCTTAAAAATATGCCTCAGCAGGTTGCTCGTCCAAACATCGATGGCATGACTGTTGAAGATGTTTCGTCATGGGTGCAGGAGAATTCTCGCTATATCGGCAGTGCACGTTGGGTCGAATTCAATCCTGTTTATGAATATCAAAACGGCTGGAAAATGATCCGCCTAACAAATGACGACGACTATAGGCGGGCTGGGAAAGAACTTGGCAATTGCATTCGCCATAGCCCCCCGCCAAAGGGCATCGGTTATATGGGCCATCCCGGAGTGTTTGTGCTTGTTAGCGACACTGAGAAGCCTCTAGCGGCCCTCCGTATGGGCGGGCGTGATCTTAGTGATATGTACCTATGTTATGACGCAAGGGCCTTTGACCGCGAACAAGCGGTTCAAATTGAAGCCGAAGAGTACAAAGACTATATCAATGAGTTTCTCTCTAACACTACTCCTGAGCAGGTCTACGAGGGAGAATATGGGGGCGGCCAGCAATGGAAAAAAGCACCACAATGGCTTGCGAGAGCAATTTCTAAAATAGCATTTGCCGCTTGTAATTTATAACAAACTATAGTATAATAGGTAAGCCATGCTCCTAAGAATGATCTTAGGGCAGTTATCCAGTTGGAGGCATCATGGCTAAAGCGAGAAAGATTATCCGTAATCTTCATTCCATGCCGCTAAATCTGCGTTTCGGTTCCAAGAAGGATCCGTATCACTTACAGTTAGCGCGTCGTGGTACATCGGGAGATACCGTTGAGATCCCCGGTGATCTAACTGAACATCTCTCATTCAATCAGAATGTTGGCAGATCGTTTGAGGTCATCAGCGCCGTAGAGGCAAAGAAGATCACATATGACGCTCCTGCGACGCAGACCATGCTTGAAAAGGGAGAATTTCTTGGTCCTCTAGGGCAAACACTGACCACAGGTGGTATTCAAAACACCGAAGACATGAGTCATCCGGTCGGTGGGATCGACGCCAAGGGCAATATCGTCCGTCTAAAGGACGTAGGGCCGCGCAGAAGCCAAGCGGTGGGTACGCAGGACAATCCCCTTCCAAACGAGGGAGAGGGCTCTATGCCCCCTGTAGAGCCTCCTATGCCCAAGTTTACGGGCATTGAAAAGGCAAACTAGGTCTAATATCTAAAAAACTGAATAGGTAATAGAAACCCGGTGTAAAAGCCGGGTTTCTTTTATGCCTTTTCCAGTACATAATTAGTGATATGTCTTTCGGATTCAATGATGCCTCCTTCGGCTATGAGCGACAAAAGCGCGTATTCGTCGGCGACACCGCGACTCTGTATGCATTTCTCTATGAAAACGATGATCAGAACCTAGTCTCTTTTGTAAATATAAATCAGGTTTTGTTCACGGTAAAGCGCCCTTCGGATCCCACAGACACCCCAAGCATAAGCGGAGCGCAAGGAACAATCACAGGTGACGGATCAGCAGAGTACCTTGTTCCGTCTGCAGCAATAACAGAACCGGGCGAGTATCTATCGATTGCTCAGTTCCAATTAAACGACGGGCGCAAGAAGTCTGTGATTGTTGACTTTGATGTTGTTGACCCGTTTGAGGCCATATCTACTGGACCATTTGATCCTTGGATCGATCTTACATGGCGCAAGATTGAGGATTGTTTTGATTCCGAAATCGGCGGCCCGTGGCTCAGAGACATGACGCTTGCAAGATTTGACAAATCAAAGATCCGAACGTTGCTCCCTGAAGCGTTATTAGATATCAACGTTCAACAACCGATTACAAGTTTTACTGAAACAAGTTTTCCAAGCGACGATACCGGCGGCGCTCTTCTGTCTCAGGCTCTTCTTGTCTCAACGCTTCGTCATCTGATTCGTTCATACACAGAACAGCCGGATGTTACGTCATCACCGGTTGCCTTCTTAGACCGTAAGAGGTATTCCGAGGCTTGGGCAACTGTGCTCAAGATTGAAGAACCCGATTACCGTCGTGTCCTCGCCCTCTGGAAGCGCCAGTTCTTCGGATTCGGAAGCAGCAAACTTCTTGTTTCAAGCAAGGCTGGTCGCCTTGTTCCCGCTCCGATGCGCACTCGTTACAGCGGAAGAGGCTACACCTAAGATGGTTTGTATAAATCAGGAGGTCTAAATGACTCTGTATGTAACCCCGGACACCTCCTTTGAGGCTACATTCGACTCGGTTTACACAGGGCTCGCTGGTCAAGCCCGAATAAGTATTATTGACACGCCGAACGATGTTGTATTCTTAGAGCCGTCCTCAGCCAATATTTTTGAAGTTCCGCCGGGTAGTGGTATTTATGCATGGAGCGGAAGATCTCCCGCAACGCCGGGACAGTACACAATTTACTGGGACGATGGCAATGTTGTCAGTCCCGAAGTATACGCCGTAGAAGATCTTCTGGTCGCTGGCCTTCCCACCGTTGGTGTATCTCGCCTGTTGTCCGCACCTGCGCCGAACATTCGCATAACAAATATGCACGATGTCGGCACCGTCTCAACACCGCAAGACGTTAAGCGTCTACGCAGAGGGGTAGGGGATTCTCTACGTCGATACGGACAGCCCGTTGTCCACAGGCATATGTACACTCTTGACGATGTAGAAAAAGGAATTGCGAAGAAGTGTCCAGCCTGTTTTGATGAGGCCTATAGTCAGGTGCGAAACAACTGTCCGATTTGCCATTCTATTGGGTTTGTCTCTGTAGAGGATGCTCCAGATATATGGCTTGATTCGGACGGAGACAGTACAACAAGCGAAACGCCTATACCCGCTCCAATGTTCGGTGGTTTTGCGATTCCTGTTCTGACACGAGTGGTGCTACCCGACCGACCGATTGATATATTTAAACTGAATGAGCGCGGCGTCTTGACCCGTGTCCAGAATACAAGCGCTTTTTCATATTGGGATCCTGTCTTTCAAGATAACGATCTAATTATCTCTGTCAATTTGGCAGTAGACGGTTTCACAGTAAATGGAGTTAATGATCATTATCAGGCCAAAATGGCCACCCCTAATACAATTCGCGGCTGGGGCCAGAAGACAAGGAACAACCAAGAACACATTGTGTCTTACCAGTTTGAGATGGCTCTTGTGCCATCAAATAACGTTTTGAAGAATGTAAGACCCGGACCTGTTTCATACGGTGTAATCTAATGGCAACCGCCGTATACCCATACACCATTGGTAGGTCAATTCTTGACTTTGCAGAAGAATACAACACGACCTATGACTCTGTTGTTTTATTTGGAATTGCAGAAGCCTCTGCAGAGGCTGAGAGAACTGCCACAGACTCGCAAACGGTTGTTGGCAAAGCGATAGCGCGACAGTTTGAGTCTCTAGACCTGTCAACAGATGGCGAGGCAATTGGCGTTGCCGTTATTATTTCCAGAGACCTCCCTGCATCTGAAGACGAAGATGTTGTTGTCGGTGCTGCCGAAATAGACTTTGTTGAAGAGAACCTCCTTGTTGGACTAACCATCGGCAATGCGGAAATTTATACAGCGGAAGAGGTGGATTACGCCCTTACGGGACTCTTAAACATCTCCTCTTCAATACAATTCCGTCGTGCCCTAAAGGTTGTCAGAAAGAGCAGGTACAAGGTATACGGAGACTCGCAGGCAGTTGTTGTGGACAGCCCGACAATCAGCGGCATACAGGTTGGCTTCCCGGCCCTCTTTGGAGAGATTCTAGATACGGCCGTCGCGTCTGTGACAACAAGCGGATTTGTAATTGACTACAGTCTGCAAGCAACCTCTGTTGGTCGCACAAGATTTGGCTCCGTTGAATCCTCTGTGGCGATATACAGGCTGCTGCCTGACGAGGATACCGTTTCGGGTAATGCCTCTATGTCGGCGATTGTTGAAACAATTGATGATTACTGGCTAGGCACGGGAGATTACGTTGGAACAGACGGGGTAACGACTTGGTACCCGCCAGCGACTACGCACGAATACGTCACAATTCCAAAAGCAAATCGTTTTGTTTCGGGTAGCGGCATGTCATACGTCAATGCTTACGAGGCCGTAGTGGGAGTGGGCATTCCAGAACTTGTAAATGAGCCACTCATTAAGTTCTCGTCAACGATTTCCTCAACTGAAGTGTACAAACCATCATTCCTGCGCGGAGTTCTAAACATCGCTAGCACAATGAGCGATATTATTCAGCCTATGAATGTTGACTCCATTGATAGTCGTTCTGCTATTGGAATAGACGTGATTTCTGCGGTAGAAGTCTTCAATAATGATCACTCTCGTTATGGCGGAGGTGGCTACCCACGGGGCGCTTACAACCTCGGCGTGTACACAATTCCTAGAGGCAGCGAACCTGACACAAGCCTTGGCGGAGGCCATTACAATAGAACTCTTGGCGGCTACATAATCGGAAGGTCTTCTGTTGATATTCCGCTAGACCTTAATGAAGATACGGATATTGGCGGCGGCAATTATAATAGAACTCTTGTCGGAAGAGTCTCCACGACATCCTCACTAACAGCAACAGGATTGAATAACTAATGCTTAGACCAGAACCCGCAGTACAATACAAAAGGCTTGTCAAAAGAACAATGATTGGCGCTTTGCGCAGCGTTTTCTCTTTTGAATATCCAGACAAACAATTTGCTGAGTTGTATGTGTCAACAACAAACCCGATAAAACGTGAACAATTTCCTTGTATTATCGTAAAATTTAACGAGAAATCAATACAAAATTCTGGCGTGTCTCATGAGGAGGTTCTTTCAAATGATAACGGCCTCCATCAATCGGTTCGACATTTTTATTTTGAGGGCGCAATATCTTTTACAATATCGGCTCTTTCGCCATTAGATCTAGACATTCTTTGTGACAGCCTTATTGAATTGCTGGCCTTCGGTCGGCTTAATTCGCTCATGAGCAAATTTTTCTCTCGCATTTATGATGAAATAGAAGATGGATACCAGTTTACAATCGCATCAGACAAGATATCCGGCGGCCAAGAGTCCACAGCGATGACACAATGGAACTCAGAAGATCTTCTTGTGTATCAATCTTCTTATCTTGTCAATTGTCACGGTGCATTCTACTCGTTATTAGACAAGGGTCAGATACACGATTACGTCGATAAAATTATTGCCTATGGTAGCGAAACATACGACAAAGAAGAACAAAAGTTATTTGAAATTGTAGGCAAGGTTAGTCCACAATACTACTACATAAAAGGCGAGGGGATAGTTTCCTCGGTAGAGGATTATGCTCCATTCCAAACTTAATACTATACTTTATCCATCCTACTTGGAGATAATATACGAATGACTGAATACACGCCACCCGGAGTTAGAAATATAACCGAGGTAAACTCGCCGTCAATTACGACGGTGCTTGATCGTCCCACGGTTATTGCGCTTGTCGGCATGGGCAAGGGTAACCAATCCCTTTCCGAAACAATTGTCTTATCGGACAACACAGCGCAGCCTCTAACAGGTATCAATGTTACGACCACCCCTATCTCTACCGTTCGTGTTGTTGACGCCGTCAACAAGAATACTGTATATACGGCAAATTCTGATTACGAGGTGAGCACAGACTCCACCACAAAAATCACATCCATTAAGCGAAAAATCTATACAAGCATTCCTGCTTCGCAAGATGTCGTCCTAATCTGTAAGACAACTGGAGGATCGCCAAGCGGTGCAGTATTCACCAACGCTTTCACTCTTTCTAATACAGTATCCGGTCCGGTAAATGGAGACCTTTCCACTGGTCTTGAATGCACCAACGGTGGCACCGCCAGTATTGGAACAACATATCTCCAGACTGCTGGAAAATATGTTGTCGGTTCAGGAAGCGATTACGTTGTCAGCGTGACCTCCACAACGGCTACGGTCGCAAGATCCGCGTCTTCTCGAATTGCCACTGGCCAGACTGTGTATGTCTCTTACACAACGAACGATGGCGCAGCCGCTCACTCCGAAACAATTACAATGAGCAGCACAACGGCCTTTCACTTGGCAAGTGAAGCCGCTGGTGTTGATGAAGACTCTATTGTTATCAAAAACACCATTGCAAATGTTTATGACAATATTGTGCAGTACAGTGGCGATGACGTTGCAAACGAAACAGCGACTTCTGATTATCTCGTCGATGTCGGCACATTGCACGCACACAGCGCCGTTTCAGTTAAGAGAAACACAATGGGACCAACAACCATGAATGTCGATTCAAATCGTTCTCAAGTTGTTGTTTCTTACGATTACATCCCGTTTGAATATTACTACCCAACTCGCATGACATCAATCAGCGATGTAGAGGCAAAATACGGTTCCGCCATTGATGATGATGGCACCGTTGGAACTCCGCTCTCGTTTGCCGCAATGATGGCATTTGGTAACGGCGCTAACGAAGTTTATTGTCAGGCGCTCTATCAGGAATCAACAACGGGTGGCACGACATCTCGTATTGGCGGCGACGAATTAAATACTGCCCATTGGGATATCAGCATTGGGGCACTTGAAAGCCTTGAAGACATCAATGTTATTATCCCTGTTCCAAGCGTTGCAGTGTCTAAAGCCGGTGATGGCGATGCAATCAGTCTTAACATTATCAATAAAGTTGTGAATTACATTAGCAAATTGAATCTTAGCGGTCAGTATGCAATAGGGATCTTTGGTGAAGACGGATCGTATGACTCGTCTAAGGCAGACCAAGCGACTCTACGGAGCCATGCTACAACTCTTAGCGGGAGCACTCATCCGGAGAGAAACATTCTTATTTCACCGTCGTCTTTCACGACACCGAACTTTAAGAATGGCGCAAATTCAGTTAATATCGGCGGACAGTATGTCGCTGCAGCCATTGCGGGCATGCTTGGGGCCAGAACAATTCAGACCCCGCTTACCCGCAAATCTGTCCTTGGTATCACAAACGTGAACGTCACAAAAACCGAAACAGACAAAAATCAGGATGCTGGCTCGGGTCTATTCGTAATTGAAAACAAGAATGGTGTTGTCCGTGTTCGCCACGCAATCACTACAGAGCGTAACAACCAGTACCTAAGAGAAGTTTCGGCCGTCCGTGCCAAATTCTTTATGATCGAATCTGTTCGCACAACAATTGATTCGCAACTTATTGGTCAGATTATAGCCGATGAGCGCGCGCCGTTTACTGTTGCAACAACGGTTCAGGGTGTTCTTGAACTTCTTAAATCCTCGGGAACTCTCATTGACTATGGCAATATCAATGCCGCATCCCTAGCGGGTCAGCCGACGGCCATCTCTGTCCGCTGGTCTTATTCTCTACCCTATCCGCTCAATTATGTGGATATCACAATGTCTCTTGACACCGTCACAGGCTCTATCGCGGTCCAGTAAAGGAAATAATGGCAGATACCTTCAAAACTAGAAAAAAATTCCGTGTAGGTGGCTCAGGCTTTACCGCATTCCTCTGGGACGGAAAGCCAATTGCATTTGCCTCTCAGGTAGAGCACACCGCCCCATCACCAGTCGCTTCTCCGGTTGTTATTCATCCTCTTGACTCTCGCTATCCTTTGCAGATCATTACACCGGGTGCAATTAGCAATGGGCAGTTCAACATCTCGCTATTTGAAATGTACAATCAGAACATTTGGGACGCCTTTGTTAGCGAAACTGGTCTTGTTGATCTAAGCGAGATTTTCCTTTCGCTTGCTGCTCGCGGCAAGCCTGTGGATATGGTTCGCGTTATCAACCCTCCCAAGGTGCTTGACGGTACACAGCAGCAGCCATACGGCTACATGTACCACAATTGCGTGATTATGAGTGCCGAACTTGGTGAGCCCATTGATGTTACGACTATGCAAATCATCAAGTCTCTTCAGGTCGGCTACACTCATTCGACAAAGATTGGCAAAGCCACCAAAGCGCAAGCCTACACCAGCACTGGTGTGCAGGGCGGCTTTAACGGCAACTACGGAATGCAGGGTTACTTCTAAGAAATTAAACACAATAGGCTTGAAAAGAAAGACCGCTTTGGCGGTCTTTTTTGCTTTCTATATGGTTTCATCTCACATATAATAAGAGACAGGAAGGTTTTCCATGGAAAAAGATTTTTTTGCTGACATTTTCGATGAGCAGGGCGACGAAAATTTTGAAATTCTAACAGAAGAAGAAAAAGATATCGAAATTGAGCAGAAGATTTCGGGACCCGTTAGAGGTAACATCGAAAATCTGCTCATAAATGGCCGATTAACTCGCAATATCTCTTTTGCAGGCCATGAATTCGTCATTAAAACCCTCACCGTTGGTGAAGAACTCGCCGTAGCGGAAGTTTGTGCCAGTTTTGCGGGAAGTATTGCCGAAGCAAGGGCTTTGGCTACTGCAACTGTCGCAGCATCCTTAGAGAGCGTTGACGGGCTCGCCTTGATGCGCTCGCTTGGCCCCGACGCTACCGCTTCTGTGCGTCAAAAATTCAATTTTATAAAGAATAAGTGGTACTGGAACATCATCGGCCACATTTATCAGGAATATCTTGGTCTTGTTGAAGAGCAGATGGCCGCATTTGAGGCCCTGCAGGGAAAATAGAAGAGGAGTCGGCTTACTACATGGCCTTATGTCGGCTTCTTGATCGTCAAGGTCTTCTCAAGGGTGATCTAAATGTGTTGCGGCAACTCGCCCTGCAAACGACCATGTCTATGGAAACTAGAGAAGCAGCCGAGATGGAGTCCTACAGATTTAAAAGCCAAATGGTTATTGCTCATCCTGAAATGGCCGACAAAATATTCAAAGAAGAGCAGGAAGATGATTTCATGGATGGGGTTGAAGAAATTGAAGAACTTGATGTCAAAGATCCCGAAGCCGCCTATTCTGAAAACGGACTTGACAAGATGCTTGGCTCTCTAAAAGATTTTGGTTTTTATGTGGAGGACATAAATGGCGATTGATCCTCGCGGCAATGATTTCTCCGCCCTCAACAAAAGCGCAGATGAAGCAGCACTCCAGCAAATCGCTGCGTTCATGGAAGAGACCACAAAGACTCTTGCCGAAGTCAAAGACGCATTTAAAGATTTCAGAAGAGACCACAGAGATGACATTGAGTCGCGCACAGAGGGCTTTTCCACATCCTCCGGCAAACGCAGGACTAATCAGAGACTGACGGGCAATGCCCTCCTTGACGAACTGGTAAACATCTCAACCCCAAGCAGTGACTATGCCCAGTCTCTGCTTCAGTTCAAAACATATAAGCCCGGAACGCTTATGGGCTATTCATATATTGCTTCTGGTGCCGTGCAAAGAGCCATGCAGAATCGCAGACCGGGCGAGGACATATCACAATTTCGTGTCAATGAATCTTACGCCGAAAAATACAACCCGGCGACGGGACGCTACCCGCAAAATAGAACTCCCGCCGGACCGGGCCATCCGGGAGTTATTGCGCCCGGAAGAATGGAACCTAAGAATTTTCAAAAGTTAAAAGATTTTGCTCTTTCTGATGCCGGGGGCATGAACGAAGCATCTTTCAATGATATGATGGACCCAAAGGGTAAAACCACATTAACTGACCTTGCGACAAGGGTTCGCGCTATGGGGGACAAAGATCTTAATGATGCGATGGATCGCATGGAGGCGGGCGAAGGGAAGGGCGGTCTCTACGCATACAAAGGCGCAAGACTTGCGGAGAAATACCTCCCTTATGCCCAAGCAGCGGTAAGCGCCGCGCGCACTGCCGTCGGCACTATTGATAAAATGTATTCCCGAGGCCGCGTTTCTGCCGGTTTGGGTTACGGTTTTGATTACAACAACCCACTGATTTTTGGTGGCGGTCAATTCCAGATGCTTCAAAGAGACTTAAAATCAAAATTTACAGCATTTCGCCCCGGTCTTAATACCGAAGACGTTAATGCTATCCGTACAACCATTGAAGGGTCTGGCTTTGGTCAGTCCGGCCAAGAAGGCGCGTATAGCGATATTTTTAATATGATGGGCGATGTTACACAGAAGACCGGTGGAGCGCTTGCCCCGGGCCAGATAATGCAAATCGCAGAACTTTCTATGCGCTCAGGTCGCTCGTCAAACAGTATGAAAGAACTTACAAAATTGCTTGGCGATGAACTTCCCAGAGCAGCCAACGCATCGCGCCTAAGTATTGGAAAAATGCACGAACAATTGATGAGTACAGTTCAACAAATATCACAGAACCCATTTAATACTTCTTCGGGTGCGGACATTTACCGCAGATCCGTTTCCGCCCTTAACACTGGCGCACAGCCAGCCATCGGTGGTCTTCTTGCGGGCAACAATCAGATGCTTGATTATCTAACGGCTTCACGAACGGGAGAAAGTATGGCGCGCTCTCTGGTCAATCCATTCGGAGCATACAACCGCGAGCAAACTATTAAGCAAATGATTCAGCAGCAATTGCCCGGAGTGAATACGCTAGAGGATTTCAACCGTCTCAGTGTAAACAATCCCGATAAAATTTTTGCCGTACAAGCGTATCTAAGAAATTTTGGTATTGACGAGAATGCACTCCCTGCATTCTTCAGCCAAAACAATAATGCCGTTTCTGCCGCCGCCCTGCTCGGCGGTCTTGCGGATACAAAATCGTTTAGAGATTCAACAGGTACAGCGTTGCAAGTTTCCGGTAAAAATCTTGACCCAAATTCAAGAGAGGCGCAGATTGCGGCACGGGCAAAAGCCACGAATCCGGGGGATCGTGCAAAAACTGTAGACACTGGTGGTTTAGTTAGCATCGCTGGCAACACCGAAGTAGATCCAAACGTCCCCGGTTCCGCAAGTAAAGTTCTTGCAAATAACCGAGAAAAAATAGAGCAACTTCGACAATTGCTAACCGATGAGCAGAGAAAAGATTTTGATGCGAAGTTGAAAGATTTGGGGAGCACGGGCACGGCGACAGATCTCACCAAAATGTTTAAAGAAACTCAAGCGAACATTTCTCAAAAAAATGCAGAAGATCAAAGCAATGGCGTTACCATCTCTCTTGATCCAAACGCTGCTGCACTTTTCTCC